ATGACGAAACAACCTACCAGCGCCGGGGTGGCCGGCGCAACACTGATCCTGATAGCAGGTGCCGTCCTGCTTGCGGTCACCGCGGGATTTGCCTTCGTCTCCGGCCTTTACTGGCATGTGAGGCTGGCCGATCAGCCGGATGCGGTACGCTGGGGCCTGATTGGGCTTTCCGTCGCCGTGTCCTTCGCCGGCGCTTTCGGAGCGATCGCTGCGGGCATCAAGCGCAATGCTGCGATGTTCGTCGGGGCCTTCATCTTCATGGGGCTCGATTGCGTCCAGAACGCCTACGGGCTGCAAGAGCTGGATCGGCTGACGAATGGGGCGACAGAGGCCCAGGCTCGCTACGACGCGATGCTGGACAAGCTGGTCTCCCTGCCCAATCCGAGCGCGACGGGGGAGATCCGAAACAAGGACACCTACCTGGACACGCAGGAAAAGCTTGGCGAGAATATCACCCTGCTGAAGACCGAACTCGAAGCATCGGAAACGACCCGCTTCGAACTCTGGCAGGTCATGTCGGCCTTCGCGGCCGCTCAGTTCGCCCTGCTGATGCTTTTTGGCGGACTGGGACGCACACACCGCCCCGAACCGCAGGAATCGCCCCAGCGCGTCCCTGTGCCCCAAGGCAAGAACGTCCATGTCTTCAAACCGAAGGTGATGGACGAACGGGATCAGAAAGCGTGGGCCAAGGTCAAAGCGAGGTCTCGCGCATAAAAAAGAGCCCCCAGCCGCAAGGCCGGGGGCTTTTTCATGCCTGAAATGTCGGTGGCCTTACTGGTCTTCGCCGTCTCTCTTCCGGCGCTTTGCCGCGTTGAGAACGTCCTCCAGCGCTTCGCGCAACGTCTTTCCATGCAGCCAGAGCAAGGTTGTCGGCGCGGTGATGGCGGCCAGCAGGACAGCGACGGGCACGAGATCGGCCGGAAACCAGCTCACCCGCAGAAGAGCCCAGCCGACCGCTGGCGCAAACAGCACACCCGAAAAGGCCAGGCGCGGCTTTCTCTGCCATTCGCTCAGGACCAGGTACCCGGCCCCGACCGCGGCGCAGGCGAGGAAGAACATTTCGCCCAGCTGCTGTAGCAGGTGTTTCATTCTTGAGGCTCCGGCTTGTTGATTGCGCCTGATCTGAGGGCCGCGTGGAAACCGATGACCGCCATGCCGGCGGCGAAGTGGGCTGCCAGCCAGCGAAGCGAGGTCAGTGTCCCCAGCCGGTCGCCGGAACGGGCAATCAGGTATTCGATGTTGAGAGTCGCCATGGCGATGCCGCCCATGGTCGAGACCACGGCAGCAAAGAACCAGACATGTTTGACGCCATTGTCAGCTGGCCATTCATACCGGCGCAGACAGAGCAGCGCGAGAAGGTAGCCGCCGAGGATCCTCGCCGCTTTTACAGCGCGGAACGGCGCACGGGCATGCAGCGCCGACAGGGCGTCGAGCCCGCTGAGGGCGACGAAAAGGTAGACGACTATGATGATGAACTGCGTAAGGTCGTGGACCATCGCGATCATTTTTCACCTCCGCTTGGAGAGAAACGCAGCCGGGCAGACAGCCCCCATGCCCCTGCCCGGCTGCTCCCTGACGCCTGCCTATCAGGCGTCGGCGGGCGTCAAAGCTGGGCTTTGAGCTTTTCGGTGTTGACCGAGATCTCCGCAGAGTTGGCCTTCAGCCGCTCGAGCTGCGCATCCAGCGCGGCCGCGTCGACCTGGCCCTTCTCGTCGATGATCTGCTGCAGGAGATCGGCCGCTTCCTGGACGGCGGCGGCCATGTCCTCGTCGAGCTGGAGCCCAAGCCGCGTGTAGCGGGTGGCGCTCTCGACGATTTCGAGGGCGGTGTCGATCACCTTGTTCTGGCCCTCGAAGATTCGAGCGACAGTAACCGCGCGATCGATCATCGTCAGCCAGGCGGAAAGATTGATAGCCATGGGAATATCCTTTCAGGATAGGAGGTTTTTTTGGTGGGTTGGCGTTGGCGGCGCGCAGCCGCCAGACCTTCGGGGCTAGATCTCGCCGAGCTGGTCGAAGATCGGCTTCGCGGCCGCCCATTTGTCGGTGAGCGTGCCATAGGCAGCCGCCGCTTCGATCAGCAGCGTCTGGGGTGGCGGCACACCTTCAGCCTCGTAGCGGACGACCTCACCGTGCAGGTAAACAAAGGCATCGATCGCCCGGTTGAGGGCCTGGGCGACCGGCGCGGCCTTCGCCTCGATCTCGCCGGCCTTGATCGCGGCCTTGATAAGGGCCTCGTCGCCAGAGCCGTCAGCGGCTTCCTGCAGGCTGATCACGCTTTGCTGGGCCACTTCATAGCCGAGCAGGCCTGCAAAGGCCTCACAGGCCACGCGGTTGCCCGTGCGGGCGATTTCCGAGGCTTCCGCCGTCTCGGTTGGCAGGGTCTCGCACGCCGCCGAGATGTCGGCGACCGGCGGCAGGCCGACTTTCGAGCGTACATCGTTGAGCTGTGTACAGGCGACGCAGGACGCGAGGCCGAGCACGAGGATGCCAAACAGCATCGCATATTTGATAGGTGACATGGGGAGTTTCCTTTCGGGGTTTCAGTCACAAAAAAGCCCGCCTGCCTGATGGCGGACGGGGTCGGCAGACCGGCCGATGCAGGGCCGGGCATTCGGGGTGGGTCAGGGATGAATCTCGAAGTGGGGGCCGTCGATAAATGCAGACCGTCCAAGCGAGCGGCGATGATCGACATAGGCGTTGACGCGAGCTTCCAACTCGGCAGCAGTCGGCGGGAGGTCTTCGCCTTCGTCGACCAGCCAAAGCCAGTCCCCGCCCCAGCGAATGCGCACGCCCAGAGAGTGCGCCGCGTAGGCCATGGCGGCGGCGACCGGGTGAATAAGCGGCCACTCCCAGCGCAGCTTGCCGTTGACATACGGCACGAGGTCCACGGCATGGCCGTAGCCGTCCGGCTGGGTCAGGTGCTTCGAGTTCAACGTCTTTGAAGCACCGCGCGCGACCATCTCACGCTGTTCTGCGGGAGACCGGATTCCATCATGGACACTGAAGTCCTGTGTCGTTACCGCAATAGCTTTCTCAACGCATTTGACGAGCTCCGGGTGCACACCGGTAAGCTCAGAGCGCGAACGCGATCCGAGTTTGAAGCCTGACATTTGGGGCTGGTCCTGTTCTGGTTTCCGGGCAGAAAAAAGCCGCCCGAAGGCGGCGAGCGGAAACAGGATGGGGGCTAAGAGGCGCATGGCTATTCTGCCGGTGTATCTTCTTCGACCGGGTCAGCGGCTGGCAGGGTCGCAATCACCGCTGCCAGCGTTCCCGGGTAATCGATCCCGCCGCGTGCTGCCCATGCATTTTCATTGCAAAGCCGGATTGATCCTGCAAGCAGTTCGCGGGCGCTTTGATCCATGCTGGCGCCATCTGCATCAAAGACCGGATGCAGCGCCGCGATGGCCTTGTGGCAGCGCTCTACCACGGACGGATGAGCCGCCGCCGCAATGAGCGCCTGCTGCGTTTCGGTCGACAGCGATGAGCTGGCCGCATAGGCGACTGCGTTCAGCTTGTCGGTGACCGCCTGAATTGTCTGCGGATATGTCATTGTGCGGCCTCGTGGATGGCGGTGAGGCGGGGGTCATTCACGCTTTCCACGCCGCTTTCGATGGCCTCGGCCACACAGCGCTTGGTGTCCGCCTTGCGGTGACGGTAGGTGTAGGCGTGGTCGGTATGCTCGCAGGCGCGCTCGGCAGCGATGCGCAGCGTGTCGTAGGCCTTCTGTGCCGTCTCGGCGTTGTAGACCTCCGGAACGATCACGGACTGGCTTACAGTCTCACGGTCGCGGATATCGGCGGACGCGCACGCACAGGTGAGCGCCGCCGCCAGGATAAGGGCAGGCGTTTTCATCGGGTTTCCTTTCGGGTTTGTTAGGAGGAGAAGCTGTAGGAGCCGCGCAGGAGGCGGACTCGGCCATCACCGTCCGTGATGGTGGTTTCGAAGCGCCCGGTCTCGGTCTGGCCACCACCAGTGAACGTGGCGGTCAGCTGCACAGTGCTGTCTGATGTTACCGAGCTTGTGATGGCGGTCTTCGGTGTCAGGGAGTCGGGATAGAGCTCGGTGCGCGCTTCATAGGATCCAGCGCCGCCGGAAATGTTGATGTTCGTACTCGCCACCACCGTGCCGGCGCCGCTGCGCGATCCGGTGAGGCTGCTATCGACATAACTGGCAGCGAAGTTGTTGTCGGCCGGCAGAGACGCGACATCTACCCAGCCGGATCCCGGCACGTCCCACTGCACAGTGTTCGTTTCGGTGTTCGCGTAGCCTGCCCAGCTTCCCGTGCTGGCCGGGCGGGCGGCTGTATTGCCTCGCCCATTGCTTGCCGTGGCCTGGTTGCCCTGCCCAGTGATCGAGGCCGCCACGCCCAGCGTCGTGATGACAAGGCTTTCGGTGAGCGTCGTCGTGCCGTCGGCGCGCTTGATGTAGGCGCTTTCGAGACTGATCTGGGTGAGTGTGGCGAGGACGTTGAAGCCGGTGAGTTCCGAGTCGCCATAGGCGAGGCTGGACAGGGTTGCGAGCGCGCCTTGGCCGGAGATTGCTGCGGCTGTGTTCCCGCTGGTGACATCGGCACCCGCTTCGGCGGGTCTCAGGCTTTCGAAGAGCGACACCTCGTCGATTTGGACCCAGACAACTTCGCCGGTTGCGCTTGCGCCAGCGTTCCGGATGCCGCCGCTGAAACGGACCCTTGCAGCACCCGCCGGGAGCGCGGCACTATTCGCTGGCAACCCGGTCGTGGACTCTGCGTAGTAGCATTCAACCTCGACAATGTCGGTCCCGGAGCCTGTCTCCGCACCGCCAAGGTAAACAGTGAAATTCGGCGAAAGCGCCACGCCGTCTTCATCATAACTGCGCGCAATGATCTGCGGATTCCAGCTCCCTTCGTTCGTCAGGGACCGGACGCCTGCGCGCACGCGGTAGACCTTCCCGCTGACCGGGAAATCGGCTTTCGGGCCGCCTTCACTGTTATTGCCATTGGCCGATAGCGCACCCGATGCGTTGATCGGGGCATCTGGCAGGGAGTCGAGCGCTCCGACTGTGCTTTTCGTCCAGGTGCGCGCGGTCGGGCCGGACGTCAGGCTGCCGATTACCGCCGCAGCATCGTCTGCATTCAAGTCAGCGAGAGTGTCAGCCGTCGCGCCCGAACCCTGCCCATCAATCGCAGCAGCCGTGCCAAGCGAGGTAACGACAAGACTATCCGTAAGGCTGGTCGTGCCGTCTTCGCGCTTCAGGTAAGCCGAGCCAAGCGCTATCTGTGAAAGCGCGGCGATGGAGCCAAACCCTGTAAGTTCTGCATCGCCGTACGCAAGACTACTCAGCGTGGCCAGCGCACCTTGGCCGATAAACGCCGCCGCTGTTCCTAGCGACGTGCGCAAGAGCGCATCCGTCGCGCTTGTGCTGCCGTCTTCAAGGCGGACATTCGAGCCGAGTGTCGTGAAGGCGAGCGCGGCAAGTGAACCGAAGCCCGTCAGATAGCCGGAGCCGTAAGCAACGCTATCTTTCGTCGCAAAGGCCCCTTGGCCAGCTATCGCGGCTGCGGTGTTGCCTGAAGTTACATCTGCGCCCGCCTCTGCGGGTCGCAAGGACTCGAATATTGAAACCTCTTCAACAGTAAGCCACAAAGTCTCTGCCGACGCCGAAACGCCGCCATTTCTAATGCCAGCCGTAAAACGAACGCGAGACGCCCCCGCTCTTAATGAGGTCGCCGTTTCATCTATTGAAACGGTGCTATCTTTGAAAAGCCATTCAACTTCAACAATTTCGCCGGTTGACGTCTCTTCGGCAAACTGAACGACGCTGAAGTGACTCACGTCACTCGGGTATTTGTCGCCCGCCTCATCGAAATTCCATGCAATAATATGCGGATTCCATGTGCCATCTGACGCTGTTGCCATAATGGCCGCACGCACTCGATAAACCTTGCCAGCGACAGGAAAATCAGCCTTAGGGCCTGCCGTTCCGGTGTTGCCGGTGCTGACTGCGCCGCCACTCGGCCCTATGCTCGCGTCAACAGCGCCACCCGGAATACTAAAGGACGATGCGGACCAGGTTCGCGCGCTCGGCCTAAAGGCATATGAAGCAACCACAGCAGCAGCATCGCTAGCATTCAGGTCTTCAAGGGAGTTCGCGGTTGCGCCGCTGCCCTGCCCAGCAATTGCCGCCGCCGTGTTGTCGCCCGTCACATCGGCATTATCGTCAGGCTTGCCGCCATCATTCGTGACGCCGGACCAAGGGACAGCGGCCGCACTACCTGAGCTGGTTGCGGTCGCGTTCGCGGTGGTGGTCACTTCCTGGAAGTCGGACCACTCCCCATAGCGCTTGCCGTCATCGCCACGGTTCTCCACGCCGCGAAAGCGGAAGACATAGTCCCGCGAGGGCTGGAATCCCGCGTAGACCAGTGTCGAGCGGCGCGGGTCGAAGTCGAGGACAAAGGACTCCCCCGAGATGCCCGGAGAACTGGCCCCGTCCGAGAAGCCGTACTCCATTTCGGTGCGGTCAGCGATGATGTCGTCGAGATCGGCCGGCAGCGTGACAGCAAGCTGGATTCCCGGTGTCAGGTTTCCACCGCTCCCCAGCTCGACCGCTGTCGCCGTGACGCTCGGCGGATCAATGTCCGGCAGGGTGAGCGGATCGAAACTCGGCGGGGCCGACAGGTCGACCGCCGTCCCCTCATCCCAGACCAGCTGGGCCGGATCGATTTCTGTTGCGACAACTTCGATGCTGCCATCGAGGAAGCGGGTGACTTCATCGGCAACAAAGGTCTTGCCGGATGGAAAGCCGCGGATCGCGCTCTCACGCACGAACCATTCACCCGGCTCGATGACGCGCGCCTTCACGGTGTAGGTCTCGGTCAGCTGGAAGATGCGGCGGCTGTCCTCGATCTTCAGCTTGGCAATCCGCTGAGACCGCTCCCCGCTGATTTCGAGGTCGAGGTCGAGCGTGTCGCTGATCTCGCCATTGTCGTCATCGACATAAGAGCTGATCGAGACTTCCGGGTAATCGTCCTTCTTGTAGTCGTTATCGGGATTGATGAACCGGCCCGAGAGCGTGTTGACCATGTCATCGATCAGCCCGCCCGGGTCGGCAACGCTTTCTGTCCCGCGCTTCAGGTCACCATCGGTGAGCGTGATAACAGGCGTGCGCTCGATCGGGGGCCGGAAGGCGATGCGCCCGCCCTGGTCGATGGCCCTTGCCGCCATCTGGCGCGCGATCTTCTCGAGGTTCTTGGCATGATCGTCGGCGGCCGAGAGGACGCCGTTGACCTCGTAGCGCTTCTGCGTGCCGCCAGCCTTGAGAGCGACGTTCTCGTCGCTGTGGTCAGCCAGCGCTGCAAATTCCGCATAAGGCACCGCGTCGACGGCCTCTCCCACGCCGAACCACATGGCTGACGAACCGGACATGATACGGATGCCGGAACGGTAGTGGTCTGCGGCAACCATCGCGTTCGTGGTGTAGGTCCATGTCGAAGGATCATCCCAGCGCTGCGAGCCGGAGCCGCCAGCGGTGGTGTCGAGCCGCCGGTCATAGAGCCGCGCGCCCTCGCCGCCGAAGCGGTAGTCGTAGGCGTTGGCGAGGTCGCTGTCCCAGCGGTGATCAATGATCACATAGGCAACACCGCGAAGCCTGTGCGCACTCGTCCATGTCGGTTCGACGGACTGAAGGAAGCTGTCGGCGGTCTGGTCCGGGCGGCCATCATAGAAGGTGATCCACGCGCGCGGGCCACCGGAGCGCAGAGCCGTGATCTCGGTGCGCACACCATGCGAGAGCGCACCGTCGATCAGGAGGTCGCCATTGATCCAGACCTTGTCGAGCTTGTTGATGCGGTGGTCGGCAATCGCGTAGATGCGCGTGAGAGACTTGTTCTGCTGCTGATGCGTCCATGCAGCGACGAAGCTGCCTGTCTTCGCGAAGCGGCCGAGCACGAGTTCGCGCGGCGCGGGTTCATACTCTTCCTGCAGCTCATACTGAACTGTGCCGGCCTTCTTGTGCTTCGTGCGCCAGGCAAGCGTCTTGCCTTCGAGCTTCGCAATGAGGTCGAAGCCCTTGTCGCCCGCGAACACGCGCTGCTGACCGGCGGGAGACCGGGTCTCCATGCGCCGTTCGAGATAGGCCAGCGCCCCGCTCTCGATCTCCATGGAGACAATTGCCGGGCTTCCAGCCTGCAGCGTGTCGGAGAGATTGCGGATGCGGCCGCGCTCGTCTTCGAGCACGTCACCATCATCCGGCCCGTCGCCTGCGTCCCATGCCAGTCTGCGAAGCCTGATCGCCCGGTTGCGCCACTTCTCATCGAGAAGCCCGCCGATGGGGTCGGAATTGTCGCTCTGCCGGGAGCTGTCGAACTCCAGATCGATCTTCTCGGATTTGAGCGAGGATTTGCGCTTCAGGCTGTCCGGCGGCGTCCAGCGGTCGCCTAGCCCGGTATAGGTGTTGCTCTCGAAGGTGATGGTCCCGGTACCCGACCACCAGTGCAGCGTCTCTGCGTCCAGCGTGATGTCGAGGAACCAGCGCGAAATCCGGGCCATCAGCGCAGCACCTGCCGGGCTTCAAAATCGATCGACCAGTTCTTGTGGCCTTCACGGATACGCGGCTTGTCAGACAGGCGGAACTCGCCCAGCGCCTGGATGCGGCGAACCGCAGGCGTTGCGTGCGCCGTCACAGGGCGAGGCCAGACCGGGATGGTGATGACACCCGACCCATCAGCCGTCGCCTCAGCGGTCGCCTGCCCGATCCAGTAGCCGCCGCCTGCGGTGATGTAGGAGATCATGTCGCCCGGATGGGCTTTCTTGCCCGCGCCATAGCCCGACAGCGTGATCGTGCTGTTGGCCACGCTGATGGAGGAGACGCCGAGACCAGCATCGGATGTGATCGACGTGTCGCGCGGGCGCGGCTTGAACGTCCGCCACATGGTGAAGGTGAGATCGTGCAGACGCCGGCGCGCGAGAAAGCTGTCCCATGTCTCGAAGTGCGCCCGGTCCTTGATGTTGACCTTCACATCGATCGACCAGAACGGTTCCCCAATCTCGATCGTGTCCGCCTCGCCTGAGTTGGAGACAGTCTCGGTCTGGACTTCATTGCGCTGCCATACCGCCTCGATAATGCCGAGACAGGGCGCCTGCTCGCCTGCGCTCATGGGAGACCTTTCGGGCAAAGAAAAAGCCCCGCTTTCGCGAGGCTCTATTCGGGACTGGTTGACTCTCCGGCGCGGGCCGGGAGGATGCGGCCCTCAATCAGGAGGGGAGCTCATGTCAGAGAAACAAGGCATCTACGGACGGTTCATCGTTGATGTGAACGACCGCAAGGCAATGCACAATCAGCACGCCGATCATATAAACGGCTTCCGAGTAGCACTCGGCGATGGGAAGCCCGTAGGCGTCCAGATTCAATACGAACACAAAGGCGCTCTTCAGAACCTGACGATGGATCTGGATAATGCCAATTTTCTGATGTGCGCCCTGATGGCATTTCATCTGGATTACGATGTGAAATTTCCAGACGACCCCCGCGATCCGAACACGAAATTTCGAGGCAAATCATAGTGATCTCCTGATATGAAAAGCCCCGCCGGAGCGGGGCTGATGGATAAGGACGGGAAGCTCTAAGCGGCTTCCTTCACCTTTTCGGCGAGGCGGGCGAGACCTTTCGGCGTCACCCTCACCTGCTCGTGTATGTCGGCGCGGCCATCTGAACGGGTGATCTCCGTCACCTTGTGTTCCAGCAGACCCTGCTGGATCTTGTCCTGATAGCCGATCCAGTGGGCGACACCGGCACGGCGGTAGACCCACTTGTGCCGCTGAAGCCATGCAAACAGGTCTTTCGGGCGCATCTGCAGCGTTTTCGCTGCGTCTGTGATGCACATGGACTTGTCCGCAAGGGCGATCCGCTCAAGCGCTTCCACTTTGGGCCGGGCCTCGGAGAGGTCGGCTTCCAGCGAAAGCACCCGCTCGGAATAGTCGAGAAGCAGGCCGCGAAGTTGGGCCGGATTGTTGAGGTCCGGTTGCTGCCCACGAAGGCGGGCCTCCATTTCATTGAAGGCCGCGATATACTTCTCTTTCCACTCCGCCGCCTTCGCGCCCGTGAAGCCCATGACGAGGAAGGTGAAGCCGTCCCGCGTCATCTGGCACAAGGGATAGTCTCGCTTCCCGTTCTCGGGGCGATATGTAGAAAAGCCAAAATTGGCTTCTCTAAATTCATCGGAACACTCAAGAGCCTTGATGTCCCGAAGCACTTTGCCGTGATCTTTGCCGAAAACGTCAGCCACCGTGAGGCTGTCGGCCTTGGGTTCGCCGTCGATGATATGAACCAGTTCCATGCTCGCCTCCTATGCGTCTGACTGCTGTTGCAGGGTCTTCACCTGCGAACGCATAGAGATGAGCGCGACAGTGAGCGCCTCGTTGAAGGTGTTGCAGTGCCCGGACAGGCCGCGCATCTGAAGCACCTGCCAAAGCTCATCCTGCATGGCCTCGGCCAGGGTGATGAACCCGTCGATCATGCTTGCGGCTTCGTGAACTTCATCCTTCAGGTGATTTACGTCCTTGGGATGTGCTAGGGCAATTGTAGCCATGAGAGTCTCCAAGACAGACTTGAGTGGTTAGGCCCTCTTCGGTGCGGTAACACCGTGGGGGGCCGCTGTTGCATTTGTGTGCAACTGAGTGCATATTGCCTTCTTCGTTTTGAATGTCAACTGCACACAAAGTAATTCAATGGCAAAAACCTCTGCAATATCCGTTCGCGTTCCAGATGCAACAAAGGCCGCTGCAGAGGCAGCGGCCCAGGATGAAAGGCGTTCGGTCGCCTCGCTAGTCGAGCTGATCCTTACGGACTGGCTGAAGGATAAGGGCTATCTGCCGAAGGATTAGCGGGGTCGGTGCTTCTTTTTGTTCAGCCGCTCAACGCGTTTTTGCCAATCTCCATTCCAGCCGCTGCTGATTGCCGCCTCACACAGATCAATCGCCCGGTCGAAATCGCCCCGTTTCTCTTCGATGATGGCGAGTTGCTTGAAGCAGTGGTGGGCGGGTACCGGATCGCCATATTGCTGTTTCCATTCTTGCGCAGCCCGCTCATTAATCTCGATACTACGCTCGCAAGCTGCGATAGCCCTTGAGAGAGCGGCTTCGTCCTCATCCCGCCAGCGATAAAATACCTGGCAGTGGTTCATGTATGCAAAGTGCAGGTCGAGCACATTCACATCATCGACCGGCGACTCGTAGGCTTTGTCGATGAACGCATAAGCGCAGTGGCGATAGCCTTCTTTGTTGAACCAAACTGCTGCATTCGAAAGGTATACAAACGGATGCGGCCGGGGCGTGTACGGCCTGCCTTCGATTAGCGGTCGCGCCGTTGCCCCCATCGGGGCGTAGGTGTCCGCCATCCATTGGCGATCCTCTTCGGTGAATGTCTCAAACCACCAGTGCTCAAGCCCAAGCAGCGCGATGTCACCTCGCACTCGCTTTTTTTTGAATATCCCAAGCATGCCACCTCAGCCGCCTGCAGCAGATATTTCAGCCGAAAATCGTCTCAGGGCGTGATACGCTTTGCTGTCCTTGCCACCGTCGATGACGGCATCTTCGAGATTTCCATCGCTGGTCGTGACGCGCATCCAAACCCGATCCGCCGTAAGTATACGGTCAATCAAGCTGATCGGAGCAACAAAGTCCTTTTCAGAGCCTTCGACGGTATCGAGCACGCGCTCAAAGTCGGTGAATCCGCCAGCAGGTTCCAGTTCGACCACCTCACCGTCGATATTGAACGAAGCGCCGAGGATGGCCGTTGTCTCATTGAAGACTGCCGCCCTGAGCAGAAACATGTCGGGCTTGGCCTCCTGCCATTGTCCGCCGAAACCCGTACAGATGAACTGCGTGCAGGCGTTGCCATGCGGATTGATGTGAACGACGGCAGAGTCGTCAAATCCACTATACGTGGTCTTGGCCGCCATTCCGGTCGTGGTCCCGCAGGCTGCCAATGCGAGCGCTGCCGCCAATGCTGTGAATCCCCTCAAACTGTTGTCCTCCTGTGCTTGGGAGAAGGCAACGTAAGGCAGATTTACCCGTTAAGGAACCTCTCCCTTTGGTGGCGCGGCGTAGACCGTTTCTTTTCCCGGCTGATTTCGCGGCGAACGTTTTCAAGCATTCGACGGTCACGCGCCTCCAGTTCGCGCATCATGTCCGGCAACGTGTCCTGATTGACAGGGCCGTAGAAGTTGACCGGACTTCCCGTCACGCTCACCCGCTGTCCGCCACCTGAGACGTAGGTCGGATTTACAGGCTGGCTGATGCGGGCGAGCTGGGCTTCCATGTTCGGCGCGGTCACCGCTGGCTGGACCTGCCCGTATCCGCCAGACATCAGGTAGTATTTGCCGCCGCGCTCCAGCAGCTCCGGCTTTCCCTTCTCGTTGACTTCGTAGAACTCGTCGGGGCGAACCGGACCACCGCGCTCGCGCCCGCCGCCGAAATTGGCGGCAACGCCCTGGATCGTGGAAACGACCTGGGCGCCCTGCGCTGCCACCGTCGCGGCCGCCGCAAGGTTTGACGGGAAGGGCAGGCTCAGCGCCTTTGCCACGCCGCTCTGGATCTGGACAATGGAAGACGCGATCGCAAACGCCTTCTCGACGGCGAAGAGCGCCTTGTAGATGCCGGACTGCTCGCCCGCGAATGTCTTGGCGAGCCCGGCAAGCCCGTCAAACAGCTGCTGACCGGCCTCAAGTTGCTGGATGGCGGATTGAGCCCGAATTTCGGCGATCTTCTCTTCGCTTTCAGCGATGATCTCCTGCCGGCGAAGCTCATACTCCTCCTCAAGAATTTGCTTTTTTTCCAGAAGCTCCTTCAGGTCTTTTATTTCGGTATCTCTCTGCGCTTCGATCTGATCGGCCGGGTCAGACGAATACTCGCCCTCGCCCATGACCTTTTTGCGATATTCCTCTTCGGCCAGCGCGCGTTCTTCCGCCAGCGCGGCAAGCGCTTCGTTCCTGCGGCCCTCATGCTCGATCTCGTCTTCAATGGCCTTGGCCCGGCGGTCATATTCTCGTTCGATCAGCGCGAAGCCGCGCCCGGCAAGGCGGTCTCGCGCAGCGGCGATCTGGTCGATGATGTCGAGTTCGCGATCAAGCTTATCCTTATCGGCCTTCTCTTCCGCGTCATTGATGCGGTTGACCTCTGCAAGGTATGCTTCGAGCGCATGGCCACGCTTCAAAGTGGCTTCCTCGCCTTTCAGGCCGAGCGTTTCTATCGCCTTGATTTGCTCGTCATAGGCGGCTTTGGCCTCGTCGCGCTCGATCTGATAGGTCGTTTTGAAAGCGTCTTCGAGTTCCTTTAAGGCGTCCTTGGCGGCGTCGATGTCGGCGGTCGATGTCGGGCCACCGGACGTGCGTTCGCCCTGCACCGTTTCGCGCGCCAGGTCGCGGGCTGTGACTTCATCCAGACCGGCTTCGAGAAGTCGGATGGTTTCTTCGGCAATTTCGATCTGCTGCTGAAAGCGCTCGACCGCAGCGTCCGTTCCGGCAGCGCGCGCCTGCTCAAGCGAGTCCTTCAGCTTATCGATCTGCTCTAGCTCTGCCTCGATGAGGCCGACATTGCGAAGCTCTGTCGATCGTCTGTCGAGCGCCTTCCTCAGTCCCTCGACACCGCCATCGGCCAAGGCCTCGCCAATATTGACGCCGCCTTCACCAAAGGCACCCTCCAGTATGCCGGAAGCCTGTCCGCGCAGAACAGCAAGCTTCTGCTCAACTTCCAGGATGCTGTCTTCGAATCCCGTTTCCTTGTAAACGGAGCCGCGCTGGATGCGCTGGATTTTTTCGGCGTCGGCCTGCTTGTCGCGAAGGTCTTCCAGTTTGGCTTCGGCCTTCGCAATCTCGCCCGTTACGAGAGAGAATTGCTGGACGATGGTTGCTGACGTTACCTCGTTTAAGGCTTCGCTGATCTCACGCACCGCATCACGCATACGGTTAAGCGCTGGGATGGAACCGTCGGCGCCGTTCCGCACCTCATTGAAAGCGTCAAACTCTGACGTGTTCTCCAAAGCAGCGTTCATGCTTTCGATGGAGGCCCTTGCCTCCTCGATGGCACGCTCTCCCGCGCGGGCATCCCTGCCGAGTACGACAAAGGCTGTCGCCGCTGCCGCGATGGCGAGCGTCAGCGGCCCGCCCATCAGGAGACCCAGCCGGCCAGCCACGGCGCTGACTGCGCCAAGACGGGTGACGCTTGTACCTGCGATGGCGTTTGCCACGGTGAGCTGCGCGTTTAGCGCTGCGATCCCGCCAGCCGCTGCGGGCAATGCCTTGGCGGCAAGCGGCAGCAGCGCCCGCACAGACAGCGCGATGATCGCGACGCCAAGAATGTCTGCGTTCTCCGCGGCGACGATGAGGAGCTTTTGCAGGTTTTCCAGCGCGATGATAAGACCGTCTTCCGCTCCGGCTTCACCAAGCGCCAGAACTAGTTCTTCCAAACGAGACCGAGTCTGAAGCAGCGCGCCATTGAGGTTGTCGTCCATGATCTTGGAAACGCGCTCTGCCGTACCGCCTGCCTCGTCGTAGGCTTTGGACAGCTCACGCACCTTCGGGATTGACGACTGCAGCACTTCAAAGGCTGGACCGCCACGAAGGCCGAACAGCGTCATGGCGTCAGCCGTGGCGATCCCAGCATCGGAAAGGCGGTTGAGACTGTCTGCAAGCGATCCCGTCGATGAAAGCGCGATGTCTTCCATCTTGAGGCCGTACTTCGCGAGCACCTTCTCGCCCTGGCTCGACTGTTTCTCGAGACCGATCATGACGCGGCGGAGGCCCGTGCCGGCCATTTCCGCCTGAATGCCTGCGTCCGATAGCGCCGAGACCGCAGCTGCCGTGTCCTCGATGCCCACATTCAGGCCCGCCGCCACCGGCGAGACGTACTTCATGGCCTCGCCGAGCTGGTTCACGTCGGTGTTCGATGAGTTCGCAGCCTTGGCCAGCACATCGACGACACGCGCGGTTTCGGACACTTCCAGGCGGAAGCCCTGCAAAACGTTCGACGCGATATCCGCAGCCCGGCCGAGATCAAGATTACCGGCCTGGGCGAGCTGTAGCGTACCCTCGATCGAGCCAAGCACCTGTTCGGTGTCGAAGCCCGCACGAGCGAGGAAGAGCATGCCCTCTGCGGCCTGCGTTGCGCTGAAGCGGGTTGTGGCGCCAAGCTCGCGCGCCCTGTCCGTCAGGGATGCGATCTGCGCTTCCGTGGCCTGAGTGACCGCCTGAACCGTCGACATGGCCTGCGAGAAGCCCGCAAGCACACGAATACCGGCGGCCGCGCCAGCGGCAAGCGCCAAGGCGGAAGCAGCGCCCGCGAGCGTGCGACCCATATTATTCGCCGATGTACTGATGTTGTTGAATGCCTGGACATTCCGGCGCTCAGTCAGACCGGCCTGCCGACGCATGGAATCCATGTGCTTGTCGAACTTGCGGTCTGCGCCCGCGATCTTGCGCTCGTACTCGGCGACACGAGCTTCAAGTTCGACGATGACCGAATCTGCACGGACGGCCATTATTCACCGCCCTTCTTCGACTGCCGCTTCTCGCGCATCTTCTGGTCGAACCGCTTTTCGGCATGCTTGAGCGCCTCCTGATACGGAGCAATTCTCTGCTCAAGCTCGCGCAGTATGACTTCCGCTCTGACGGCCATGCGGGGCATCCTTCAGGAAAAGAAAAAGCCGCCCCGGAGGACGGCTGTTATGGAGGTGGTCAGACCCTCACATCGGGCAGGTTCATGGCCCGGATGCGGTCTTTCATGGCATCGAACTCCTCATCAGATGGGGGCTCGGCCTTGTCGCTTTTCATGAGCTTGTTGTGCTCGGCGATCATGCCTTGCCACTGCCAGAGCGTGAGGTCGTCGATGTCTTTCGGCGGGATGCCTTTTTCGAGGCCGACCGCGTAGCAGGCGGCGAGGGGGAAGTATCCGTCCCCGCCGCCTTCTGCTTTTTTGGCGCGCCCGCCTCCGGCTTCTTCTCGGCGACCTCATAGCCCTCGACACAGGCGCCGAGGATCGCGAGGGCATGCTTGTGCCACTCCTGGAGCGGCCACTGATCGCAGTAACGCTCGATCAGCTTGCGGGCATCCTGGGCATCCATGCCGCCGCCGATGAGACCGAGCCTGACGGTCTCGATGAGGTCGTTCGCCTTGTAGTCGCCAGTGAGGCAGACACGCTTCCAGATCGTACCGATGGGGGCGCCGCATTTCTCTTCCAGCTCCGCGATACGTTTGAGCGGGAGCCGGAAGAGATAGTCTGCGTCTGCGAACTCCAGCGTGACTTCGCAGCTTCGATACGGTCCGGGCATCAGGCGTTGCCCGGCACGAAGGTCGGCTTGCCGTTGAGAGCGATGCCGACGCTGACGTTCCAGCGCTGGCCGCGAGAGCCGGTTTCCTCATAGGAGGTGATGATCGCCGGCGCCTCGAAATAGCCGCCACCTTCAGCCGAGCTGAGGTCGCGGAACCAGCGGACATTCTTCTCGGCCGTATCGCCGAACCACCAGTCCTGCCAGGTCTGCAGGGCGTCCGTGTCGAGCACGCCGGAACCGGAGAGCGTCATCTGCTTGGAAACGACATCCGAGACCAGCCAGGACGGGAAATCCGGGTCCGAGCAGTCTGGAATGTTGGTGGTGTTGCTCTCGATATTCACCGTCATGGTCAGCTCGGTGAAGCCGCACGGAGCAGCGAATGCCTCAGACGAGGCTCCGTCGCCCAGCATGATCATCGCCTTGCCGAACGTCATGGTCTTTGCTTGTGCCATAGATGGGCATCCTTCTATTGGGCCGCGCCGCTTCACAGCGGTGCATCACGGGGCTGCCCACACCCCATGTCGTTGATTCCTCCGCCTGGGCCGGGCGGGGTCTTCTATCCGGTGGTGACCACCGAAAATTCGATGATTGCGTGATAGTCCGTGCTCTCGTCGCCATCCTCGAGGACCTGCGTGCGCTGCCAGTCGAGGGAGACGAGGCCGAGACCGCTCTCAAGCGGCAGCTGGTCGGCAGAGAGGGCTTCGACGATCGCGGCCGCAAGGGTTGCGCATGCACCTTCGTCGGGACCGCGCGCGAAAGCGTGAACCGTGATGGCGCTGTCGCTGCCGCCCTGCCCGGTCGCCTCATAGGGCCGCGTGTCGGGGACGCCATAGCGAATGAATGGCCATGTCGGATTGTCCGGCACACGCCGACCATAAATCCGGTTGGCGGCAACGATAGCCGTGACGGCGGGAACGCTGCGCAGGTGCGCAACCACCGCCTGCCTCAGCTGGAGAGAATGATCAGCCGGGTTCACGGTCTGCCGTTCCTGTCAGCTTGCCGATCAGCGATTGTCTCTTCGGTGTCTCGTCTTCATCGATCTCCTGGGTCTCGGTGAGGACGACGTCGGGTGTCTCGGTTTGCGAGGTCGTATCATCTGCGGCATCGGCCTCCTTGGAGGAGCGCTTGCCCTTTCCGGCCGCTTCTGCCGCCTCGGCGCAGGCCAAAGGCACATTGACCTTCTGGCCCTTGCGGAACTGCCGCATGCCGCGCTTCGAGGAGCGCCAGTTGAAGTCCTGGTTAAAAGTCACCCATGGCATCGGGCTATCCTTTCCTGATAATTGAATTGACGCCTGCGCTGATATTGACCGTGTATTGCGCCTGAACCTTGCGAGACGCCGGGCGCATGAAGGGGCGCTCCGCCATCTTCGATGTCCCGTATTCCAGGGCGACAGAATAAGGCGCTGCAGACTCCGCCACCGCCTTGAGCGGCGCCGTCCGGCGCGCTGTGGTTTTGGAGGTAAGCAGCCCCGTATCGAGGTTCGGAGGCTCGCCCGGCTTGGAGGGGACGTGCCCCGCGCCTTGGACCGAGCCCCGGGCAATGAGGACGTGCGCCTCCGCCCGCACCTGATCGGCGGCGACGAAGACACGCTTTCCCAACTCGTTGACGAGCTCCCGGCCCTTGAGCCTCTGCAATCGGCGCCGATGACGGCCGACGCCCTTGAACTTAGCCATTGATCGGCCTGCCCTGAATGGTCCACGCGGCCTGTGCCGGGTCTTCCTCGATGGCCTGGACCGAATAGAGCTGCCCCCGGATCGTGATCTTGCTGTCGAGGTCTGGCGTGAGCGCCACATCCTTCTGCAGGATAATGAGCTTCACGTCGGTGGATGGGATGTTCGCCTGAGCGCGGGTATAGGCGCTGTACGCCTCGACCATGCCTTTTGCGGCGGCGGTCTGCGTGCTCTCGGCGAAGCCGCCCTTGCCGTCATCGGTGAGTGAGACTTTCGTGATCGTCGCATCCAGCAGGAGCGGCGCAAAGACGCTGCCGAAGACCTCCTGCAGGTCGCCCCCGAGAAGACCGGCCATCAGCTGGAGCCTCCGAGCGCGACCACACCCGGCACGTTTCGCTTCAGGATCGCGAGAAAGCGCTGACCGTAGGTGGTGAGGTTGTACGTGCTGGACGAGCCAGACTGGCCGCTTTCGCGCTCCAGCTCCAGCGAGCCGAGCTTCAGCCGGCGGAAGCCTTGGAGCTGCGCCTCGCGTGTCGCGCCGAGACCGTCCAGCGTCATCTCATGGGCGGCGTGCAGGCTCTCGGCTTCCTGCCGATCGTCAGCGAGCCATGTCGCATCGACGACGCGGCGCGCCCGGACCAGTGCCGCATTGATGACAGCATCATCGACAGCGTCAAAGGCCGGGAAACGCGCCTTGAAGGTGGTCGCATCGGCGGCGGTGTAGGCCATGGCCTATTCTTCCTCGCCGTCTTTCTTGGTGTCGGACTTGGGCTGGCCACCATTGCCGGAAGTCTTGGTGCTTCCGCTGTCCTTCGATGCGGACTTGCCGCCGGACTTGGAGTCCTTCGCTGGCGTTATGATCACATCGTCGCGCGCGAAAGCCTCGACTTGTTCCGGGGCGAACTCGTATTCGCAATCGACGGTCTTCGTCTCGCCGCGCTTGACGACTTCCGTTCCGCCAAAAACCTTGAAGGCCTTGCCGAACGGGGAGTTGTTCTCGATCTCGTATTTGGGCATTGGAGGATTTCCTTCATATAGAAAAATCGTCTATATTCAGGAACGAACCCGCCCGGCGCGCCAACGCCGGAACGGGCCCTGACCAAGCCAACCTGTAAGGAGGTTCGAATGGCTGAATCCCGAATATGTTCTGTTGAGGGCTGCGACAAGCCTTTCCTCGCTCGCGGCTGGTGCGACAAGCACTACAGGCGCTGGCAAAGGCACGGCGACCCATTGGGCGGGCAACCGCCTCGCGGAACCACCATGCAGTGGCTGCTTGATCACGCCAATCACGGCGGCACAGATTGTCTTCTCTGGCCCTTCGCGCGCAACAAGAGCGGTTACGCCACGATCAGTCACCCAGACAGACCGGGCACAATGATCGCCTCCCGGATGATGTGCATCATCGCGCATGGCGAGCCGTCTGATCCTTCAGACTATGCTTGTCACGATTGCAACAATGGTCACCTAGGATGCGTGAACCCCAAGCACCTGCGCTGGGATGACAACCGGGGAAACCAGATGGACCGCGTTGCTGCCGGAAACAGCAATCGCGGGTCTCGCCACGGCAACTCCAAACTCACTGAAAGCGACGTTCGCCAAATTCGAAAACTGGCAAAGTCGCTTACAAGACAGGAGATAGCGGAGCGCTTTGATGTCAGCGTCTCCGCTATCCACTTGATCATGCAAGGTCGCACGTGGGGATGGTTGAAGTGAGGCGAGCCTAAACCCGCCTCAGATCATTAGATGTTCCCAACCGCCTTTCTGAGCGTGTTAGGGCGGACGCACATATAAAGCGGGTAGCTGTACTGTTCGCCACGGGTCCAAGCCTGACGATCGCGGTCAAGAACGTTGATCGCGTAGATGTCCTGGCCCAGCGTGTTGACGTACGGGCCGAACTCAGCCGGCGCCATCGCCTTCTTGAAGACGCCGCTCGCCCCGACCGGGAAGAACTTCGCTTCGTTGGCAGCCACCGCAACCGTCGAATTGTCGTCGGTGCCGCGATAGTTGTGCCAGGTGATGCCGCCAAAGGTGAATGCGCTGAACGCCTTGTTCGAACGCAGGTCTTCGGCTGCCGCCCAGTTCTGGTAGGTCTTCTCGACAGTCGGATGCGAGATCAGATTGTCGTAGAACGTGTCACCGACGAGTGCATGCACGCTCGTCTGAGACGTGAATGCACCCTTCGAGGACCGGGCCATGGCGCGGGTGACCGCCTGACACTTTTCGCGAACCTTCGTCGTGCTCGTGGTGAGCGCGAAGTCGATGGCTGCGGCTTCGCTGACGCCGAACTCGGAGAAGTAGTCGTAGATCACCGTAGTGCCGTCAGCATCAAGCAGCTTGCCTTGGAGCGCACCGAGACGATGGTACTCGTGGGTGAGTTCCATGTCGTCGCGGACGCGGGACATGCGACGCAGGTATTCAGCCTGCACCTGCATCAACTCGGTTTCGGACCCGAAGCCGCGAATACCCTGCACTTCCTCGGCATAGAGCGTGAAGCCCTTGGCGAGGCGCGTGGTCTTCAGCGGAACCGCGCTGCGGTTGTCCTTGACCAGTTCTTCCGGCGGAGCGCCGGTCGGAGAGGACGGGATCAGCGAGAGTGTGCCCTCGCGCTCGTCCACGAAGACGGTGCGGGTGCGAACCGGCATGTCTTCGAAGATGCCCAGCTCACCGAGCAGTTGCGGTTTGTAGTCGGTTTTCTCAACAGCGCCGGTCAGCGAAGTCATGCTGAACGCAGAGCTGTTGAACACATCCATGGATGCCATGATGAAAGTATCCTTCTATGGGAAAGACGCGCTTCTCAGCGGGCCAATAGTGGTGCTAGCGGACGATGATGCCCTTGGTGGCAAGCGCCGCGTTGGCGGTTGCCTTGGCTGCGTCGTCGGCTCCATCCACATAGGTGAGATGAGCGCCAACGACTTCGGCATCACGTTCGATCAGGGTGACAACGCGATCGACGGCCGATCCGCTGTCGTTCACGAGCGTCTCGTAGAGAAGCGCCTGGTTCTCCAGATCACCAGAGGCGAAGCTGAAGTCCGGATTGACGTACTTCTCGGCAGACGTGTCGTAACCGAGGATGGTGCCGGCCGCGAGCGTGGTATTCGCCGGGACAACAACCGTGGCGGTGCCACGAGAGCGATAGTTGTTCGCTTCCGAGACGAGGAATTGCGCGTTACGAGCGCCTTCGGTAAGTGCCATGGGTTATGCTCCCTTCTTGGCGTTGACGCCCGCACGGGCAAACACGTCATCACCCCAGTCGGAGAGAACGACGACTTTCGAATCTTGGATGCCATCAGACAGAGGATTGCGAGGTTTCGCGTCGGCGGTGAGGTGGTCGAACAGACCGGCGACATAGTCGTCGGACTTGTCTTTCACCTTCTCGTCACCGAGCTTGGCGGCAACGGCCTGCTTCTTCAGGTCCGCATTCGAGACGTTATCCGTCTTCAGGCTCGGCGCGATGGCCTTCACCTTGGCGACGATATCCGCGCGATCGGCGACCATCTGGTCGAGCTTCGCGTCGTCGAACTGCTTCGACTTCAGATCCTCGATCTCGGCGTCTTTCTTGCCGAGTTCGGTGTCCTTGTCGGCCAGCGCCTTCGCGTGGTCCGCCTTGGCATCGGACAGGGCTTTCTGAGCCGTGTCGCGGTCGCTGATTAGCTTCTTGATGGCCTGGGCGCCTTGATCAGTCGTGCTGACATTAAGGCCGTCGACCACCACTGTTTGCAGATTGTCCGGCATATGCGGGTTCCTTTCGTCTGCTTTCGGGGTGACGGGGCTGGCGCCCCAATTCGCATCATCTCCGATGCGAGCTCGTGAGCCCGCCCTGGCCTTGTCGACCACGGCGAGGTGATTGATCCTGATGCCGCGCTGAACGGCGTCGTATTCCTGCCCCTCCGGCGAGGTGCCCGGTGTCCAATCGAGCTGACACGAATATCCAGCTGAGAGTTCGCGTTTGCCGTCCTCGACAGCCTTGATCGCGGCCGCATCCTTGAGAATGAGCGGCAGCATGATCCACTCGCCGTCCTGCTTGGCAGCGGTCGAGACCTCGCCGGCGGCCAAACGCTTCCAGTTATCGCCGGTCACAGCCTCGGATGGGTGATCGATCGTGACCGGCGCATGGCTGAAGCTCTGCAGGCTGTCCTGAGCAAACACCTCTTCCGGCGGGCGATAGACGCGCACGGTCTCCATGTCGGCCTTGCCGACTTCGGAGCCGCGGTACAGTTGAATCCCCGTCCGAACACTTCGCGCCTCGGCAATCAGGTAGCCGTCTTCAGTGCGCCGCGTCCCCGAGATCGGGGCGGCGTCGGTGAACTTGGTTGTCATGGATTATCTCCAGTGCTGGTCGACCCAGCCTTCTTCGATCTCGTGCGGCTTTTCCTTGCCGTGAAAATACACGATCCGCGCGCCCCCCAGCCCGTTCGGCTTGACGTGGCACTTGTAGCTCAGCACCTGCCCCGGAAAGAGCGTGTCCAGTACGTCCGGGTTCTGCCGGCGTATCCACTCCATGTCGTTCTGGCCGCGCCAGCGCTCATAAACATGGGCGTGTCCGGCCGGGACCAGGGCGACCCCGTTGCACACCCGCGTGGGCCGGTATGGATCGAGCGGCACGGCGATGCGCTCTGCGGTGAAGCAGTATTCGGCCAGCGCATCGCAATTGCCGGTGACGATCGTATCCAGCCCCACGAGGATCATCGGCCGGTTCAGCCGGTATGGCTCTATGCAGTCGCCATAGCCCGGCGTCCGGTTGGTCATCAGCCTTTGCGTGATCGGCTCCTCGAAGTCGCGCTCCCGGTCAGTGAAACAGACGAACTCGAAGGGTATAGTCAGGTTGCGGGCGAAGCCGCGATAGAGCTTTTCGGCCCAGCTTTCGTCATAGGCCTGGCTGAAGCTCTTGCTGTTCTGATTGCTGTCCCAAAGGAGGGTCGCGACGACGAGATCAGGCCGCAAAGCGTACCCGCCTGTTCTGCCGGCTGATTTCATCTTCCATTGTGATCGGCCGCATTTCTCCGTGCTTCATCCAGACATGGCAGGCGGGCACATCCTTGGACACCACGGACCCTGCGCCGATCATGGCCCCGACACCGATCCGGACACCCGGCAGGATGACGCTATTTGCTCCGATGCTTGCATCAGGCTCGATGATGATGGCCGGGCGATCCTTGTAGGCCGACACATTGAACCCGGTCTTGCCAGCGCGCGGCCAGCCATCGTTGCACAGCGTGCAGTTAGGTCCGATGAAGACCCGGCTGCCTATTTGAAAGCCCGGACCAGCGGCGAGATTATGGGCGATGACGGTTTCGTCACCGACCGTTGACCCGTCGATACAGGCCCCGCTCGCGATCGAGCAGTCCGCTCCGATCACAGCGCCCCGGATCACCGAAGCAAATTGCCAGATGCGGGTGCGCGCTCCGACCGTCGCCCCCTCCACCAATGCCATAGGATGGATGAAGGCGTCGGGGTGGATGCTCATTGCGGGTGCGTCTCCAGCGAGGGGAAGCAGCGAAGGGCCGAATTTGGCGTAGCGTTGAACACCTCGACCTTCCCCTCCAGCCGAACCGCCATTCCCTCGATCGAGGGAATAAAGTCGGCCTCGTACTTGTTCACCGGCGTCTTCACGCGGTGGTCATCGTGATAGTTGCCCGGCCTCATGTCGAAGCCGTGCAGGATGATGCGGCTCGCGCCCATAAGATAAGCGAGGTTCAGCGCCATGGCGCCACCACACTCGCCAGCCAGCTTCTTCGGATCTTCACTCAGCGTCCCGAACTTGTCGTGTTGCAGCTCGATGACCGGCCATGGCAGCGTCCAGCCGCGCGGCTCCTGGAACTGGCGGATGACGCGGTATTTCGACCGGTTCAGATGCAGCCGCTCCCGGTTCCAGTCGAACCAGCGCCGGTCCATGACAAAAAGGACGTCAGCATCGGGGAAGACATCGAGCCCCGCATTGTTCACCGCGATCACCGGATCAGAGCCGAGGGTGCGGATATCGAGATCGTTGATTGAGGGTCCGCCGCCGAGGATGTGAATTTGCTTTCCACGGAATGCGTCGATCATCGCTTTTCGTCTACCGCCTCAAGGTAGGCCTTGTGCGCCGCGCGCGCCATTCGTCGCCACTTGGCCAGCGCCGTCATTGCATCGACTTCGCCGTTCCTGTCGGCTGCGATAACCAGCGCCTCGAACCCGTCACCGCCGGACGCCGTGAAGATTGCCGCCGCCATCCGGTCGATGATCTCATTCATGGAGAGGCCAGACTCGCCCTCCTTGGTGATCATCAGCTTTGAAATACGCTCAAGCAGGTCGTCTGAAAATTCCGATTTCGCCATGTCTTTACCTTACCCACCCCAGCACACCCGGCGCGATACTGATGGTCAGCCCGCCCTTGCCGTCGAACTGGACGCTGCCCGCCTCAGAGGCAGTGAAAATGGGCTCGCGCGGTAAGCGCTGCGCCACATGCGCCGCAACCGCCCGGATGTCGAAGCTGCCCTCCAGAGAGACCGACGAGAAGTCATCGGCCTCGACCATCATGAGGCGCGGGGCCTCGCCTTGCGAGCACTGGGCTTCCAGCGCGTCCATCAGGAGCGCCGTCATGTCTTCGGGTTTCATGGTGTCCCTTTCGGGGCTAGACGAACACGCCTTCCGGCACGTCATCAGCATCGATTGCGCCGACCGATTCCAGTTCGCGCGCCGTCAGTTGCTTGCCGCGCTTCACCGCGGCATCAAGAAGACGGTTCAGTTCAGGCCGATCATTGACCATGATCGTAACGATCCCGTGCTCCGGAAATCGCTGGTTGTAGACATCGAGGCTGGTTGGCTGTGGCGGCTTGTCGAAAATGGACATCAGAGCGTTCCCCGTGCGGCCTTGGCGAACTCCGGCACAAAGCGCTCGATGATTTCGCTCCAGGCTGACCCATTCGGGCCACCCGTCAACGCGAACCAGTTTGCATACGCTTCAGCCATGTGCCCTTCGGTATATCCGTCCTTCAGCTTCCGGAACCGCGCATAGTACCCGGATCCATGACCATACCCATACCGCGTCCGCGACACCGACTCAAGCAGATCAGCGAAGAACAGCCACTCCTTGCCAAGCTCGCCCGCCGCTTTTTGTTCCAGCCATCCCGCAAGGTTCTTTGCATAGCGAAGATCGCCGCGCCGCATCAGCTCGATCAAATCGTCGGCCCACTCCTTTGTTGGCGTCAGCTTTGCCGCGGCATTGCGTGCAACCGCAGAAACCGTCATGAACTCGCCGGCGTCTGCGGCCATCTCTTGGCGCAACATCGCCTCGAAGTCCTTGCGAGCCGCACCCGTCAGTGATGCCGAACGAAAGTTGAGCAGACGTCCGCGCATATCGACGCTGTGGCCCAGCTCGTGCCGCATAACGGGAGCGCGAGCAGACGCCGGCATGTTCGCCGGCATGAAGATCGCGTGATCGCGCGGGCTGTAGTAGGCTCCGCCGCCCTTGGCATGGACGCGCGTCGGTAGCTTCTTGCGAACGGCCTTTTCAGCCCATTCCTCGGATTCCTTCAGGGTGCGCTCCAGCACCTCGTTGAACTCGTCGTCCAGCATCGGAGCGGTTGGCGGCCTTTGCTGTCCAGCGCTCGCCATCTCTGCGGCGTTCTGCTCCACATCGACAACCGGCTCGGACACGCATCCGCAATTCCCAACCCCGGCTGTTCCTGCTATGTACCAACCTGAAGCAGTTTGGAAATTGTAGACATGTCCCTCCCAAGCCCGACTGACGCAGACCTCGACCTTGCTATATCGAAGCTCGACGCCGGCGAAACTCTCAAGGCGATCGGCGCCATGGTCGGGTTCCATCCCGATTGCTTGTCCAAGCACCTCCACTCCAGGCGCGGATACAGGATCAGCACAGTCGGCCGCCGCGCGAACAACAGCATACAGTACGATGAGGCGGAAGCGATCCGGGCCTACCTTGCCGGCGAGTCCGTCAAATCTCTCAGCAATCGCCTTGGCCCCCAGCGAAAGACCATCACCGAAATGCTCAAGCGCAATGGCGTACCAATCCGAGGCGCTGCCGAGGCCGGGCGCATCGTCTGGGATAAGATGACGCCAGAAGAGCGCTTCAAGCAGACGGAGGCTGCGCACGCGGCTGTCACGGGCACTAAGAGACCAATGCGGCAGCGCCTTAAGCGCGCCCGCACGTTTGAGGCCAATGAGAGTCGCATGGGCATGTTCGAAGACACACTCCGAGACGCCCTGACTGATGCAGGCTGTGAGTTCACGCCGCAGGCCGCCGTCGGCGTCTACAACGTCGATATCCTCGTCGGCGGTAACGTCGCCGTGGAAGTCTCCCGGTCGAGCGTAACCCGTTACCGATCCAAGGAGGGTCTTGCCCGCTGCGAACACCTCGCCAATCGAGGGCTCTCGCTGTTCTACGTATGGGTCCAATGCATTGAGGCCGCAAACATCAGGTTGGACGATATAGTCGCCGACATTCAGCGCCTCAGCCGGCTTCCATCCGGTGCTCGTGAGAATCGGGTGGTTCGCTGTACAACTTACTCTTTCACCCGATTCCGTAACGAACTCGGTCAGATGGCCGCTGTGCCAACGGCGCCAGATTTTAAGTACATCGTCATGGATGCTGACTGGTTGCCCTGACGGGAAGCAGTAAATCGCAAATCCGGGCTCATCGCCCGCAGGCTGTCCGAGCTCATAGATGCGGCCCTCCCGGCGCTTGTGCTGCGGTCGAAACCGACGCTTGCCCGAGTGGCGCCAGCGATAGTGCTTCACGCCCGCCTCCCCCATGCGGATCCGGGTCAGCTCGCCGTTCAGCTTCTGCGCCTGGTCGACGGCGATCATGTTCGCGCGGCGGCGGGCAATGCCGATGCGTTCGGTCAGCTCCTTCGCGATCTTCTTCCGGGGCGTCCCCTCGGCAAAGCCGCGCCAGATCGTATCGGCGATTTCCTTCTTCGTCTTCGCGTCCACATCCTTGATGAGGTTGGCGATCTGGCTCTGGAAGGCCTTCACCCGGGCCGCGTTTTCCTTCCGGTCGATGAAGGGGAAGATATCGATCCCCGTCCCCGCCTTCACCGAGTCGGCCCAGCGCTGTTCGTGCCACTTCAGGGCGTCGCGCACCCAGCCGCGCACCTCTGCGTCGACCATGACTGTCGCGCCGGCTGCCTGCGCCTCGGCAATCCTTATCGCTTCGGCCAGGTCGTCGCTCTCATCGTCGCGGGTCAGCGTGGAGAGCGCCTGACCATAAGCCGGACGAATCCGGTCGATGACCTGCCGCTCCCATGCCTGCACCGGGCGAACCACGATGCGGTAGAGCGAGCGCTTCAGCGTGTCCGTGATCTCGATGCCGCGAAGCACCCGGTTCTTGCGGATGCCGTTCTGCCGGGCCAGCTCGGCGAGGTCGAAGCTCATGACCGTTTGATGAAACGTCCGCGGGCGTCTCGGGGTTGAGGCGAGCGGTCCTTCATCTGCTCAGGTGACCAGCCCGTGTCGATCTCCTCGAACACTTCCGGCCCCAGCTCGATCTTGCCGCGGTAGGGCTCGATGTCCTTCAGGTCGATGTCAGTGTCGTTCCACGAGATGGTGATGTGCGGCTGGTACTCTTCATGGTCCCAGCTCGCGCCCATATGCTTCATGTGCTCGTGACGCCAGCTGAGTTCGGATGCAGCGAACAGGAGCACGGTCGCATCGCCGAAGCGATCAACGAGGCGGGCACCGCCTGGCGCGATGGTGAGACCACCGTCTTCATCGCCCCAGGACTGCCCCATCTTGAGCCAATCCACCGGTGTCTTCGAATAGGTGATGGTGACGTGCAGCTCGCTGCCCGGCATCGGAGACTTGAAGCCTTGGTCCTTGGCCCAGCGGAGAATGTCTGCCGTGTTCAGCACCTTCCGGTACACATACAGGGTGCGCGGCGCCGCATCGGCAGCCTGCGTCGGGTCGTCTTCCGGGTCGAGATCGTCCGGCGCGTCCGGGTCCGGGTTGTTCGGGTCGCCGGCTTCGGGGTCGAACTCTTCGGTCTCTTCTCCGAACTCCTCGTAGGCGGCCTCGATGCCGGGGAAGCGGCCGCTTTCAATCAGCGCATTCTCGACGGCCTTGGCGAGGACGCCGGACGGGACAAGGCCCATGCTGGCATACTTGCCGAAGGTCTCGGAACGGCCCTTCTCGACCTCCATCTGTTCCTTCTCGTCAAGCTGATAGAGAGGATTCCAGAGCGCATGAACATCATCGTCACGCTGACCGGTCGCCGAGCGGATCAGCACCTCGTCCAGCCGGGAAAGCGCAGGTCCGACTGTCAGGGTCTGTTCTGCACGAATGCGGTCGTAATAGTTGCGGAGCGCGCTTTCACCGTCGCTGTTCAGCCCGCCGGGCGCCTGGCCGAGAAGGCGGGTTGCAGGGATGTCGGACACACCGGAGACGATCTGAAGGTATTCGCGGATGATCTCAGGCAGATTGGAGAAGCTGATCTGCTTCTGGTCGTGTTCTTCCTCTGCGTCGAGGATGATGCCGTTGATGATGGATTTGATGCTGTCGGAGGTCTGAAACCGCTTCACCAGGAGGTCGGAGTATTCCTTCGAGGCGATATTCTCGGACAGTCTGGGGATCTTGTAGATATCGACCTTCGCCTCGAGAACGAGGGAGGCGATGCCTGAAATGGCTGCGCTCGCATTCTGGAGCGACTCGTTGACCGACTGCAGAACACTGTCGCCCCAGCCGTGCGGGTTCATGTCTTCGTCGGGGTGTTCGTTTCCGAGAAAGCGGACAACGCGGGACGGGTGAACACGGTGGGATTTACCGGCAGTGGTCGTAAACTCGTACCAGACCGGCTCGCCGCACCATTCGTCTTCAGGATCGGTGCGAAGTTCACCGGCCGTCAGACGGTAACGATGCATGACGTGCGCCCAGCGCAGCGCATCCTTGCCAACACGCTCCGCAGTAAGCGGCTCGGTCGGATCGTCAGCACCCACACCAAGCACGAGACCGGCGCCGCCGTAGAGGCGCGCGAGGTTCTGAGCCTTCTTGACCTTGGCTCGCAAATTGAGCCGGCCTTCCTCTTTTTCGATGGCTTCGATCTGGTCTTTCTCTGCCTGCCAGGCGCGCCACTCACGCACCATGTCGAAAGCCGGCGCATCGATTACCTTTCGAGACAGCCCATCGCCACGATAGGCGTTTGAGAGCTGCTCACGGGTGAGTTCCTCGAATCTCCAGCTATTGGAGGAGCTCTTGTCGCGCGTACCGCCGAGGCCCGCGAGGACGTTGACCAGCTGATCGCCGATGAAGGAAAAAGCGCCCATCAGAAATTCGCCAGATTATAGCTGGAGCCGGACACCAGCTCAGAGAAAGCCCGCGATGCCGCGTCGACCTGGTCCTTCCACTTCCCGACCGGGAATGTGGTGATCTCATCCAGAAAAGCTGCGTTCCAGTCGCCTTCAACGAGTTTCACGTTACCGACCTCCGCTTGTGCTGCGAGCGGCTGGGCTCGCGTTTCCTTGTCGCCGCTCTCGGTCGAGGCGGTGTAGCTGTAGCCAGCAAGTTGCTTGATCAGGTATTGGGCCTGCGCCTTGCCGGATTGGCCGGGGTCTTGCGGGATAGAACCCTTAACTGATCGGCCATCCTGAGAGGCCGTGTTCACGAGAAGGCGCTCGACCGCCGCCGGCGCGCCTTGAATGCGCTTCACGTCCGCGATGATGTATTCGCCATCCGGCGAGCGCCCCATGAGCAGACCCGCCGTCCAGGCCGAGTCCTTGTCTTCGGACGCGGCCAAGTCCCAGGCGCGCACCCACTTGCACTTTGCCGGCGGGGCCTGAATGACCTGAAACCATTCCCGCTTGAACATGCCGCCGCCGCGTGGCGCGGGCCTCTGCTGGAGCTGACCGGCTGCGCCATAGCTGCCGAGCGTGATTTCAAGCTCCCTGACCTGCGCCTCGGGAAAGCGCTCGGGAAACATCAGCTCCCCATCCCTCTGTCTCGGATCCTGCCAGCCGAGTGATGTCACGCATCGCCGGTCGGCCTCGAAGCGCATCGGCACGCAGAGGTGCGTATAGGGCAGCCCCATATCGAGGATGACCCCAGAGGTATCCTTCTCGCTGAGCCGCTGCATGATGACCACGATGGCCGAGCGCTCGTTATTGATCCGGGTCGGCAGTGTCTCAGTGAACGTCAGCCGCGCGTTCTCCAGCTCAGCATCCGAGTTCGCATCATCGGCACTGATCGGATCATCGAGGATAACCCGGTCTCCACGAGAGCCGGTCATTGACGTGAAGGCCATCGCCTCCCGGAATCCGGTGCGATCGTTCTCGAATTTCGTCTTCGTGTTCTGGTCATCGACCAGCGGCATCGGCCATAGCGACTGAAACCATGGCGACTGGATCAGCCGCCGGCACTTCATGTTGTCGCGCACGGCTAGCGCCTGGGCATGGGCCGTCCCGATAAAGCGGTTCGCGGCCAGCCCCTTCGGTCCCCATTCCCATGCTGGCCATATTACCGCCGTGAGCATAGACTTCATCGAACCCGGCGGCACATTCATGAGCAGGCGCTTAATATCGCCTGCCGTCACGGCTTCCAGATGCTCGCAGATCGCATCCAGCACCCAGCCCCATTTCAGTTCGGCTGAGGGCTCCAGGACCGACCAGGCCCGCTTCGCGAAATTGGCCAGAGACCGGGAGCAATATTCCCGCTCGATGCAGCGCCAGTCCTCACTCGTCAGATTCAGTTCTGCGAGCGGCAAGGAGAGCCTCCATCACGTCAGTGGGCAGCTTGCTGGGATCAATGGTGGTCGTGCCATCCACCCTGCCAGAGTGCTCGAGCTGGCGACGGTTCGTGTAGGCGTCGCCCATTTCCTTGGCGGCCTGCTCATGCAGCGAGGCAGCGAGGACCATGTTGCCCTGCTTCTCGGCCTTTTCCGCCATCCTCTGGAGCGCGCGGAGCCGAACTGCACGGTGGCTAATGCCGATTGAGGATGTGTCTTCGAGGAAGGTCTTTCGGGTCTCCTCAAAGAGCGCCTTCCACTTCTTCGCAACCGCGGCCCCCGCCTTTTTCGTGGGGTCATATGTCTCGACATGCTGGCGGGTGATGTCCTGGCCGAACTCATCCTTGACAGCCTTTGCCACAACGGACGGGCTGTCGAAGCAGGCGAGCGCCTGAACGATAAAGGTCTTCTCAGCCTCAGAGAGTTTCGACTTGGCTGCCATGGGTTGTCTACAATCTGTCTATAGGCTCACGCCACCTGTCGAAGGCAGACCCCACATGCATGAGCAATACTTGCGCGGCCGATCTCCGGCCCTTTCTTCGCGGCATCGATGAACGCCTGCGCGTGGGCAGGTTCGGCACCGTAGCGGCGAACGATCGATGTGAACTCTTCCACGTCATGGCCCCGGATCGCGAACTTCGGGCGTCCCGTGGACTTGCTGAACTTGGGCGCGCCAAAGGCATCCCGCTCCTGTGCGGCGTGAAGCAGCTCGTGCTCTACAAGCGCGCACCATTCCACATCTGAGCAGGTCGCCGCGTATCCGGCGTCGAAGGTGAGAATGAAGTCAGGGATGCCCCCGAACCATTGTTCGATCTGGACCTCGGCTCTCGCCTTTGCCCATTTCCCCATGGCGCGGGGTGCGCCGGTCTCGCACTGAGCGAGGATGATGCGGCCGTGCCGGCCATTCGGGACATTGGTCCAGAGCGCGCCGATTAGCGCATGGTTCAGGTGTTGGTGCTCGGGGTTGTGGAGCGTGGCGCTGTCTTCGATAAAGGTCTCGCGTGCCCACTGAACAAGATCGGGCGCCGGAACGAACTGCTGCGTAACGTGATCAGCGAGAAGGCTTTCGGGTGGGCTGGGTCTATGGGTCATGATGCATCACCGCCCGGCGTACAGACGCTCTCGGCACGCGGGCATACAGGAGGAGGATGTCGGCCGGCTCTGGGTCCGGGCGGTGAAGGGGGTCTGCGGGCCGGGCGTCACTCCGGCTCTAGCGACCTATTGAACACGGGATGCGCCCGAGACACAGCGTGCCGCCAGCCTGGCTTGGCCTGCGCTTCCACTTTCAGCGCCGCCGCAGATACGAAAAGCGCCCGGCAAGCTCTGGGCTTCGGGCGCACTCTTCAAATCTGAATTTCTGCAGGTTCTCTATCTGTTCGGAGAGTATGTCAAGGGGGTGGGGCTAGAGGTTGTGGATAGCGGTTCAGGCTGACCGAGATATTGTGATGCGCTGCCAGATACGTCCGAGTTCGACATAAAGCGTGCGGCGCAGCCTCCTGAGCGCCATTCGCAATTCTCGGCGGCCGCTTTCAACATCCACAAGCTCGTCTAACCACTCTTCGCGCGCAGTGGCCCAATCCTCTTTCATGATGAAGCCGGCGAGGTTTCCTTGAGCGAGCACTTTCATGGCATAGCCGTGAGGAGGCGGGACTGGATGCGGGTCATTAGAAGCGAAACTCTCCCCCGTTCTTTTTCTGCAGAACATGGTATGCCGCGTCATAGGCATTCATGGTCCATGACGTTTCCGCCAGCTGCACCGCGTAAAGTCGGCTCCACGGGTCGAGCATGTTCATCAAACTGACGGCATCAAGGTACCAATCTGGATATTTGGGCGGGAGCCCAGACAGAGCGAGCGCGGCCTTGATCTTTGGTTCGACCCCTTCGAGGCGGGATCGGACACGAGCTCTCGTCCCTTCTACAGGAGTGTGTATCGCTTTCAGAGTCGGGTTGTCGCTCATCACAATCTCCAAAGCCTGATCAGCGCATCCAACCCGATCCTGAGCCTGCCGACCTCATGCCCTCTTGGGGGCTGGTTGTCGATGCACACGCGCTCGATCACGCGGCGAACGTCAGATCCGGCATCATACACGCATTGCCGCGCCTTCCGCCACTCGAAAGCGGCGCGACCATCATCGGCCGGCAGGGTTGCGACTGAGCTTCCGCGGTCAATCCATTCTGAGAGACGAGGCGACTTCGCCTCCGGTGTCACACCCGCCGCCCTGAGCGCACGAAGACGCGCCGTCGCATACCGCCGCCCGGCCTCTGCCTGCTTCTGTGTGAGAACCTGGCTGACGGGCGATGCGAGATGGTCCAGCACGCAGTCTGTCTCACCAGCGGCGTTCTTGCCGCCAAGCAGGGCCTTCCTCCGCGCTTCGAGCTCCGGCGTCGGGCCGACTCGCTCATCATGGCGGTGGACGCTGCCGTTCGGATAGCGCTTTGCCTTGAGGTTACGCTTGCGTCCTGCTCTCTTGGCCAATGAGGGCCTCCGTGAAATGGCTAGGGTGGTCAATTAGCGTCCCCTTTGGTCTTCGGCGCTGGCGGCTTCTCACGCTCGCTGAATGGAAGCTGCTCCCGCTCCCACCTGACTTTGCGGAGGTATGAATCCCCGTCGGCCGCATCCCGCGCCAGCGCCGAACAGGCGAGGGTGTGCCCGCCGTTCGGGCGACCGCAATAGCTGCAATAAGTGTCGGTCATGGTGTCGGTGGCCTCCATGGAGTCAGCGGCGTTGAATACGCCAGCATGAGAGTGTGGCGCGGCTGGCCATCCTGAGCCGTGCCGAAGCACCAGAGCGTGTCGTGGCCAGCATCCTGTGCGATATGAACGACACGTCTCCAGCGTTGCCGCAGCGGCCTTGGCAGCTTGGCCAGCGGCCCCCATGCCGGGACGACCAGATCGGCCTCCTTGAATATCGAGTAGAGGTATTCGTCGGCGTATGGCCCTATCGGGTCAGCTGCATCCCTGAGTTCCCGAACGTCAGTCGCGCAGAGCTGAAACTTATTGGGCTTTATGATCCGCCCCCAGCCGAGACGCTGGCCAAAGCCAATGTCCTTGCGGATCGTGGCATCGTTCTTTTCAGCGTCGGCTGTCGATGGATTGACGCCCGGTACGGCAACGACGGGGCCGGTGTCGGCGACCTTTCTGTCGAGGCGGTGACGATAAAGACCGCACGGCGAGAAGACAGCCGACGACCCTGTTTCGGCAAATGCGAAGGCCCCTTGATCGCTCATTCCGCCTCCACCGGCTCAAGCCGTTTCACTGTCAGGGATTTGAGGGCGGAGAGGGCCGCAGGGTCGGGGGAAAGCTTCTGGAGCTTGCGGAAGCGCTCGCCAAAAAACGGAGCATCATCGCGAAACATCACGAGGCGATGGTCTGGAGCATGAACGTCGTCCAGCCAAACCGCTTCATCCATAAGCTTCCTGACCGTATAAACGGCCCCTACCGTCAGGAAAGCAGCCGCATAGTGATCATCTCGCGCACCGTCAGACATGCGCCCAACCTCAACGCACTGCACACGATCTCCGAGATCGAACATCAAAACCTCCCTGTCTTCGATTGAGCTTTCCCGCCTGGCCACCGGCCAGTTCCCGGCAGAGGCGCAGTTGAGCTTTTATGCTCGTCGCAGAGCTGACCCTTGCAGGTCTTGCCGCAACGGCGAACGGTTCCGTTTCGTGGGACGAGGTAGACGCAGTGACGCTGCGTTGTGGGTGCTTGCGGTCTTGATGGCGCTTCTGCCTCTTCCAGCCTGGCGCGAATGGCATCGACGCCAAACTCGTTGATGAGTTGGATGTCGGAGCAGAGAGCGGCCAAGGAAATATCGACCGCCGCAGCGATCTCCTTACGGCTCATGTGTGCCTTTCGCATCCGGTCGACCGACAGGAGCCGGCGAAGGCGCGGCGCCCGCGTGCGGTCGAGAGCCGAACCGGAGCAGTGGAAGCCCTGAGTCGTCATGATGCCAGCCCCACAGCTTCAAGGCGGTCTCCGATGGCTTCATCAACCGGCTGGCAGAAAATGGCGTCGGGGTATCTCTCCTTCGCCGTTTCCTGTGCATGCATGATGGTGGTGTGATCCTTCATCCGGAATATCTTGGCGATGCGCGGATAGCTCATCTCCGGATACTTCCAGCGGATGTAGGCCATGCACCACTGGCGCGGCCAGACGTTGTAGCGGGCCTTGCAGCGGTCGAGGACGCGGGCTTTCGTGATCGGCTCGGCTGCTATCGCGCCAGAGGCGTTTGGCTTGCTGAAGTATCTCGACGCCGCATCGAGGGCCTCGGATAGCAGACGGTCTTTCGGGGTCTGGGGAATGTCGATGGCCATCAGATTTCCCCCAGCGCGATCATGTAGGTTTCGAGCAGGCTCTCCTGCTCCTGGCGCTCGTCGCGGTCCTGCTTCCGAAGCTTCACCACGGATCGCAGCGTCTTCGTGCAGTAGCCCATCGCCTTTGCCTCGGCGTAGACGTCCTTGATCTGGTCGGCGATCTCGGCCTTCTCGTTATTCAACCGTTCGATGCGTTCAATGGTCAGACGCAGCTTTTCGCGGGCCACGTCCGAGAGCATCCCGGACTCGGCTGGTGTGAACATGTTTCCGTCAGGCATTGGTCTGTCCTCCTGTCAGTAGCGCAATGAAAATGGCGGTGTAGGCGAGCCAGATCAGAACGGCCGGCCAGTCGATGCGGCGGGTCATGCGTGCGCTCCATTTCCGAGCGCGGCCTCGACGGCGAGACGCTTCATCTCGATCAGCTCGGCGTGCGTCGTCGCCTTGGCGAGCACCTGGCCGGGCTTCGGCGCAAACTCGCGATCAGAGCGCAGGAAGTGCTCATAGGCAGCAAACAGGCTGGCGAGCGGGACATCGAGGAACAGGCGAATCCAGTCCTGCACCACGGACTTGTCCGAAGCCGATGTGTCGGACCAGATGCGCAGCAGGCGGGTCACGACCTCAGCGATCTGACGCGGCGAGCCGGGTGAACTGAGACTGGTCAAGGTCGATAACGCGGCCTCCGCCTCGGCTCTCGAAATGTTGAGGACCGTCATCTTCCTCGCGGTATTGCCCTCCCATGAGAGCTTCGAACTCGTCAGCGACCTCGTCAAAAGCTTGATCTCTCTCGGCATGTCTGCGAGCGCTGGCGGTGCTGGCCGGGCGTTGGGATGAGCGAGCACCTGGCCGGTGTTCGACTTCTGGCGCTCCGGAGAGGCGGGCGTCCCGGTTTCGGATGATTGCGTCATGGCAGTAGCTCCAGTTCGTGATTTTCTGGCCACGCTTGGCGAGCGTGGCGGCGCATTGCTGAATTGCGGGGATGACATCGAGGTCGAGATCGGCCGGGTTTTCCGGCGCGTTAACGAGGTTTCTGATCGAGATTGGCGAGATCGTGCCGGGACCGAGATCGGCTTCGGTCAGACCAGCGGCTTTCAGGCAGGCGTCCCTGATCGCGTCAGCCGGAACAGCCTCGCGCGCGGACTCAACACTACTCTTACTCTGGTCTCTGGCTTCTGGTTTCTGGGTCTTATCCGCTTGGTTATCCAAAGGCGGATTTTCCGTTTGTTTTCTGAGGGCTGGGTTGCCGCCCTTCTTGCCGTTTTCTCGCAGTTTTCTCCGACGATTCTCGTCTTTTTCCATTCGACGCGAGAAGATGACGCCATTCTTGCGGACCGAATAAACGTCAGCCTCAAGCAGTTCCTGGAGCCAAGCCGTGACCATCTCGACCGGCTCACCGACTTGGCGAGCGAGCTGCGCAGGCTTCAGCGGCACGCCAGCAACACGAAGCTCGCCATAGGGCTCTGCCTCGTGCATCAGGCAGATCATCTCCATCCAGAGACCGCGAGCCGCCATAGAGACGAGCCGCAGCTTCGGATCAGACCTCCAGTCCGATGGATAGAACTTCATCCACGGATTGCTCACGCAGCCTCCTCGGCGCGTTCAGCGCCAGTGTTGGGTTTCGCCTTGAATGTCGGGATGATGGCCGCCAGGACGGCCTGCACGTCATCGACAGAGCGCACGATGTGGTAGACGCCGCCTGCACGCTCGAAGTCGGCCTGCCATGCTTTCTGCTCCGGCGACTGGCGCCCGTTCCGGGTCTTGGTCTCCATGGCGATCGCCCGGCCCGCCCAGAGAACGAGAATGTCAGCGACACCCGCCTTCACGCCTTCCTTCTTCAGCCGGATAGCCGAGAGCGGGACTTTCTTGCCTCTGACGGTGACGGTCTTGCCGCCGCGCTTCTCGCCGTTCGGGACAGCGAAGAAGGTAGCGTCAGCCGGGAGCGCCCAGTCGAGCAGGGTGACGATGGCGCATTGGATCTGGTGTTCTTCGTGGTTGTGGCTCAAAACACCGCCCTCCCGATCATCACGATCAGCGAAGACGTGAAAAGGGCAGACAGGGCTATCAGAGCGAAGCCGGTACGGCGGGCTGATTTCACGGTCATGACACCTCCTTAAGCGGGGTCGGGGCGTGTTGATTTTCGGGGAGGTCGAGAAGCTGACTGCCCCACTGATCGGCCATCGCATTGGCAATGCCCTCAAAGGTGCGAGAGCGGATTTTCCAGCGATCAGGGCCGGGCGGGGCGCGATGAACGGCAGACCATGCCTTGTGCGCGTCAGTGCCCGTCTTTGGTGGCGTCAACCGATCGGTCGGGTTCAGCGGGTCGACTCCGCGCAGATAGAGCCCGGTCGCCTTGAAGGCCGGATCACCGAACCACCACGGCTGCACGGTCTGAGCCGGCGGCGCGTAATTGCGGATCAACGCCTTGGCGTGCTTGTGCATGACGGGGTTCTCGACAGCCACGCGGGGGCAGTCGGCATTCCAGACAGCGGAGAATAGATCAGCGCCCTCTTCCAGCTCGGCCCACATCTCGGCGCGGGTCCGGCCGGGCGGCGGGGTATGCAGCCAGCGCACCCCGGAATTGCAAAGCCGCGTGCACGGCGGGTGAAAGACCGCGATCAGATCCCAGCCATCATCCAGCACGTCGCGGATGTCGCCGGTGATATGGCGGTTGCTCCGATCCTCTGCCGGCAGCAGGTCACACGACCAGGCATCGTGTCCACGCGCAGCAAAGGCGCGGCGGACAACGCCGGAGAACTCGCAGCCGATCAGAACGCGCCCCATCAGCCCTGCCCCCTCTGTTCAGTTTTCTTCTGCCCGCCCGGCTTCCGGCGTGTCTTTCGCTCGATAGCCTTTGCGGCTTTTTCAGCGCGCTTGGAGAGGGGGCGGAGATTGTCGGAGGTCATGCGGCGTCCCTCCCCTGCTCTGCCTTCGAGACAACGGCCTCTCCGGCCGCAGTCAGCTGATAGACGTGCGCTGGATTGCCCCGGCGTGTGAGCGCGGTGCGTGGGCCTTTCTCGGCCAGTCCGAGCGTCACAAGCTCCGACAGGCGCGGGCTCACATAATCGGCGTCCAGGCTCAGACCCTTGGCCACGTCCTCAGCGCCGTGTGCGCCGTTCGAGGCCAGCCAGCGGACAATGCGCATGCGGTCCCGGCCTGCCTTGCTTTTCAGTTGAGCGGCCATGTCGGAAGATGCACCGCCGCCCTTCGAGCCGACTTCGCCGCGATAAGGCCCGCCAGCTTTCGACGCATCAGATTTGATGCGTTCACAGCAGCCCTCACAAATCGTGCGAAAACTGGTCAGGCGCGGATCTCGCTTCTTGCGAACATCGAAATACGGCCACGATTGATGGCATTCAGGACATGTGAAGCTATCGCTCATCTTTCAGCATCTCCTTTGCTTTGGCCATCAGGCGCTCGGTGCTGCGGCGGATACGGTCGGAGACGCGGAGCTTTCGCTCAGCCCTCCAGATCATCGCTGAAGCCAGCCAGCGCCTGGCGAACGAGGGCGAGCTCTCTCTCGGCTGCTGCGGCAGCGGCTTTCTGGGTTTCAACCTGGGCCTCCAGTTCAGCGATGCGGCCAGCGGCTTCGGCGGGCTCGTAAGCCCGGTCGAGAAGCGACTTGAAGCCCGCGCGGATCAGCTGAAGCTTGTGTTTGTTGGACGGCAGCTGGCCCTGGCGCCAGCCGCTCACGGTGCGTGTGTCGACCACCACATGACGGGCCTGCAGGTCTGCCGCCTGCACTTCGCCCGAAGGCCACCGGGCGGCCTGAAACCGTGCCCAGCGGCGCGAAATGATATCGGCCAGCAAAGTGTCGCCGATTTCGGAATTGGAATGCATCGTCGTCTCCATCAGATTGACCTCCGTGGAGACGAGGCAGACAAAACGGAGCCGCCATGACGACAGATGCGAGAGCCCGAACCGCCTATAGCGAGGGGCTGGCTCTCATCGAGAAAGGCATTCAGAAGCTGCGCATCGGGGTGGAAATCGAGCGCACGCTTCAGGACAAGAGCGAGCCGGCCGCTGCGGGGACATGCAGCGACCGGCTCTCGCGCAACAACAGGCCGGGTGGGGACGAGCCCATGTGCGCGAATGGAAACTAGGCCGGGATGAACGCCATTGAGCGGGGTATGGAACGCAGCCCCTTGCTGGTCCGCTATGTCATGGCGAACGGGTTTACCTGTGCTTTCCCGGCAGCACTCAGGCGGGAGGTTTCCAGCGGGGCATTTCATGCAAAGCGCCTCCACACATCCAGCGCCAGCCGGACAGGCCAGAACGCCGCGCAGGCGATGATGAAAGCGAGGACCATCAGGGCGGACACGATGGAGTCGTCGGTCCCCTGAAAGCTGATCTGCCGGGCCGTCATGTCGATGAGGCCGATGGCAAGATAGAGGAGGATGAAAACCGTCATGGCTGCACCGCCTCGGGCGCGCCCTGCTCTTCCAGATAGATTTCTATGCGCTTGACCGTGTCACGCCGCAGGTCGCGGCCATCGCGCAGGTCAAAGACAAAATTCGGATCACTCAGCGCCGCGACCCCAAACGCCGTCGGGGTCTGGCCACTGGCCGCCAGATGCGCCTCTATGCGCGATAGGATGGGGTGCGTGTCTGCCATATCGAATAGGATGAATAATCCTATTGATAGGATAGGACAACCCCTATTCGCATTTTTTCGCGAGCCCGGCGATTAGGGGGCATGGCCGATATGAAATTGTCCCCCGCCCGACAGCTGCTCGTGGACCGTGCTGCAGAAGCAGATACCACGCTGAAGGAGCTCTCCCTGAAGCTGGGCAGAAACCACGCTTACCTGCAGCAGTTCGTGATGCGAGGCTCGCCGCGGGTTCTTCCGGAAGATGTCCGGGAAAAACTGGCAGACAGTCTGGGCGGAGCGCCCGGCGACTATAGGGATGGTGGCGTGCCCTCGATTGCGCCGCGAACGAATACCGAAGACGATTTTCTGACAGTGCCGATCTATGACCTGCGGGCCTCGGCCGGCGCAGGCGCCTTTGCCGAGGATGGCGAGCCTGTCGGGTACCAGCCCTATCGGGTTCAGCAACTAAGGAGGCTCACGCGATCCGATACGGAATCGCTGGCCGTGATAACGGTCGGCGGCGATTCGATGTGGGAGACGCTGCACGATGGTGACCAGGTGCTCGTGGATAGATCGGTCAACCGGATCGTGCGTGATGGGATCTACATCCTTGCTTTCGAGGATGAGCTACTGGTCAAGCGCTGTCAGCGCGACCTGGAAACCAAGGAAGTGATCGTGAAGTCAGACAACCCGGTTTATGACACGTTCAGGATATCGTCAGCTGACAAGCTCAATGTGCTCGGCCGCGTGATCTGGATCGGAAGGGCTCTCGGATGAGGGCGTTTGGCATCTTTGCGACATTGGCTTCAGCCGCCGCATTTTTTGTCGGGGCGATGATGTACTTCGCGATGGACCGGCCAACGAAGACTGACTTGGTCCTCCTGGAGAGCGCCCAGTCATTGCTCGATCTGTGCGAGTCCGGAAGAGCTTTGGATCGATATACGAACACGACCACCTATTGCACGAAAGAGCGCATTGATCTTGAGCGCCGCCGCGATGAACTCCCCTCTCCGGATCCAGCTCTTGTAATGACGGGCCTGGCGCTCATGAGCGCAGCACCATTTTTCTTTCTTGTGGGCTGCATCTTCCTGGCCGCTGGCAATCTGCAAAAAACGGTCTTGAGTCGGCTGGATGGAAAATTCGCCGAAAAATAGGGAAATAAGAAAATTCCTATTTCCTATTGACGGATAGGATTATTCCTATCATAACGGTCTCAACCCAACAGGGAGAGACCGATGCCCAAGCACGAATCCGAAAAGCACGCCGAGAGCTACACCGACCCTCGGCAGGCATGGAGCGAAGCGCCCGACCAGAACGCTTCCTATGAGGCCTGTCAGGAATGGATGCGCCGGAGTGACTGGCTGCATTCGCGCACGAACGACAAGCTCTTCCATGCGGCCCGCTGGGGTGTCGCACAGACCCGCAACAAGCGCTTCACCGAGCGCGAGCATGAGCTTCGCGGTGAGGCGCTTCGGGCGGGCATCTACTGGATGGAGACGCCGGAAGGCTTCCGCGTGAACCCGAACTGGAAGGTCGAGCTTGCGGCCCTCACACAAGGGGAGGCAGCGTAGATGGCCACCCTCGTCAAACTCTCCGAGCGAGCCGACCAGTTGCGTCAAGCACAAGAGACGTTCGCTGACTCCTTCGCAGACCTGCTTTTTCTGGCCGGTGTACCGACTTCGCAGGAGTCGCATCTGGTCGAGGCGGTCTGCAAGGCCATCGATCGCCACGAACCAGAAGACGCCATTCAGCAAGCGCTGTGGAGAGGTATCTCGCATGTGCACGACGGGCGCGGCGAAGACCGCGACACCTGCCTGCGCTGCGGATGTAATTTTCGGCATGAAATCCACCGGAGGTCCGCATGAGCATCGCCGTCACCCTCACCGCCCGCGACGTGGTTCGCAGCTCTTTCGTCCACCGCGAGGACATCATCCTCCGCGACCAGCGCGAGCACCTCGAAACCCTTCGCAACCGTTGCCAGGGCATGATGGGCTACATCGCCGCAAATGGGCTGACCGATGGCGTGCTCAACCGGGCCTGCATGGCCGGGGCGCTGATCGCGACCGATGCGATCCGGCTCCTGCCTCGTGAATGGTCGAACCCCTTCCTGATCCTGATGGCCCTGCCGCGCCCCATCTCGGAATACGAAGACCACTTCGCGCTGCGCCGCTACTTCGACCGCGCCTTCAATGACACCGCGAAGTTCCTCGACGGGGACGATCCGGAAGGGGTGCCGGCATGAGCAAACCACCAGTTTTCTACACCACGTTCGACCGGCTCTCGCGTTTGTCCGACGGCACGAAGTCTGCGCATGAAAAGATGGTCGCCGCTGGAAAGGCTTTTGATCAAGCGACTCAAGAGTTCATCCGCGCAGTCGTCAATACGCCCGAGTTCTCAATCATGAAGGTTATGTCGCCGGATGGTTACGACTCTCACAAGAACTTCGATGTCGGTCGTCAACGCCTGACCTTCACGGCGCACGAGTTTGCGCAGATCGGAGGACAGCTGTCGCTTCGGGTCGACCGCGAGGCATCCGAGACTACCCGGCCCGTTAGCCTCGACAGCAAGACGCTCAACCTCCTGCTGTCCGGAAAAGTTTTGTCCGAGGACGAAAAGCGACAGCTTTTGGTTCAGCAAGGCCTTGGGTTCCTCAGTGAAGAGGGGGCAACCCAATGACTTTCAACCTCTCCACCGCTCTCGCCAGCCCCGCCCGCACCCGCTGTGCCCGTAACGGCATCGGGGCCGTCGAAAGGCTCTACCGCTTCGCCAAGGGCGCCGGTCTGTCCGACGCCACCATCCGCCGGATTGAATGGGGCCGCAGGGAACTCGCCGCCGCTCATGGGCGGCAGGAAGTCATCACACTGGAGGAAATCGATGCCCGATAGCGCGAAACCCGTCCTGATCGACAAGCCGGGGATCTACGACCTCGACATGGACACCTATCACAGCCAGTGCTGTGACGGCCCATCCATCTCGTCCGGCGGTCTCCGCAAGATCGAGAACGAAAGCCCAGCCCACTTCTGGTGTCAGGCTACGGGCCTCAATCCCGAAGCGATCGAGCAGCCCCGCAAGGCGGCGTTCGAGTTCGGCAAGGCCGTGCATGCGCTTCTCTTCGACGACCAGGAGGAAATCTCCCGGCTCGCGATCTCGCCCTTTGAGAGCTTCCGCACGAATGATGCGAAGGCATGGCGAGAGGAACAATGGGCCGAAGGCCGCACCATCATCACCGAGGACGACTTCGCCGCCATCAAGTCCATGCACGATGCCTTAGCAGCAGAGTCCGGTGTGCCCGAGTTGCTGACCGCCGGTGAGCCTGAAAAGTCGATGATCTGGAAGGACGCCGAGACAGGCATCTGGCTGAAGTCGAGACCCGACCGCATCCCGACAGATGGGGTGCTGGCTGATCTCAAGACCTGTGCCAGTGCAGACCCGCACATCCTCAACGGCGACATCATCAAGCGCGGCTATCACATGCAGCTCGCGCTCGCCGCCGACGCCCTGAAAATCCTGACCGGTCAGGATGTCACCGATGCCTGGCTCGTCTTTGTCGAGAAGACCGCACCCTTTGCCGTGACCACCGTCCGGCTGGGCGACGAGCTCATGGACATGGGCAAGCGCCAGTGCCGGCGCGCGCTCCGCAAGTTCGCGGACTGCCTGAAAGAGAATGACTGGCCCGCATACGTCGAGGGGCCGATCACGCTCCACGGGCCGAAGTGGTTCACAGAGAAATGCAACAAGGAACTGGAGGCCAACCTGCTATGAGCAACGCCAATCTTGAACCCGTGGATCGCGTCAGCGAGCAATCCAACTCGCTTGCCCTCTCCAATATGGGCGGCGGCTTCCTGCCTGCCCCCGCGACCGTTCGCGAAGCAATTGAGTTCGCGCAGTGCATGGCCAAGGCGGGCCCGCTCGTTGGCGCTGCGTTTCGCGGCCAGCCGGGCGCTTGTCTCGCCATCTACATGCAGGCCGGGCGGCTGGGCATGGACCCCTTCGCACTCTCGACGAAGGCCTATCTCGTCAACGGCAATATCGCCTATGAGGCGCAAGCCGTCGCGGCGATGGTCTATTCCTCGCCTGTGCTCGTCGGTCGCCTGCGGTTTGAATACCGGGGCGAAGGCGATGACCGTATGATCATCGTCACCGGGCGGATTAAGGATGATCCAGTGCCCGCCGTCTATGAGAGCCCGCCGCTTCGCGTGATGCGCGAAGGCGGCAAGTCCCCTCTCTGGAAAAAAGACCCTGATCAGCAGATGGCCTATTACGGCACCCGCGCTTGGGCCCGCCGTCATACGCCTGATGTTCTCATGGGCGTCTACTCCGTCGATGAGGCCGAAGAGATCGGCATGCGGAATGTGACCCCGCAGGACGGCGCTGGTGATCGGCTCAAGATGAACCTCGCCAAGTTCGAAGAGGACCGGAACGCTGGCCGCAAGGGCCTGACCATGCCGGACCCGGAAAAGGTCCAGGATGGGGAGGTCGAGGAGCCGATCGAGCCGGAGCCCGACGCTTACGCGGATTTCGATGATATCGAGGCCGCCCTCGTCGGCGCACAAACCGAAATCGAGGTCAGCGCCATCCGCGAGGCCGCTCTTGCCTGCTCATGGCTGGACGATGCGCGCCACGGCACGCTGCAGAAGCTCGTCGCCAACCGTTTCGATGAACTTGAAGCCGAGAAGGAGGCCGTGTGATGGCCGATACAGCAACGATTGGACACAACTCCGCCGCCGTTGGCGAAATGCTGGCCGAGGATCCAGCCCTCATCTTCCGCGACCCGTCCATGCTGGATGCGCTTGTGAGGGAGATTGAGGGAGAGATCGAGGCCCGCGAAATCGACACCGAGACGGACAAAGGCCGCAAGGCTATTGCCTCGCTCGCCTATTCCATCGCACGCCGCAAGGCTGCGCTCGACGACGCCGGCAAGGCGCTGAACGAAGATCACCGGAAAGCCATTAACGCCGTGGACGCGGTGCGCCGCGATCTCCGAGATCGGCTCGACAGCCTCAAGACCACAGCCCGCAAGCCGCTCGACGAATGGGAAGCGGCAGAAGAAAAGCGGAAAATGGCCATCGACCGGGCGCGCTCGATCTTCCGTGGTGCGCTTGGTCACTTCGACACTATCGAAGCGGTCGAGCGGATGCGCGAACAGGTCCAATCCCTGATTGTGACCGAGGAAGTCTTCGGTGTGCAGTACGAAACTGCCGCAGCGGAACAGAAGCGAGCGCTTGAATCTCTGAATGAACAGGACGCCCGGATCGATCGAGAGATCAACGAGCGGGCTGAGCTCGAAAAGCTCCGAGCCGAGAAAGAAGAGCGCGAGCGCGCCGAGCGGGAGAAGGCTAAGAAGGAAGCCGCCGAGAAGGCCGAAGCCGAGCGCATAGAGTGCGAGCGGAAGAAGGCAGCGGACGAAGCCGCCGAGGCCGAACGCCGGAAGCACGAAGCCGCCCTAGAAGAGGAGCGCCGGAAGTCGGAGGCCGCACAGGCTGAACTCGACCGGCAGAAGCGCGAACGTGAACAGGAGGCCGCTGCCAAGGCCAAGCGCGAAGCTGACCAGGCTCACCGCTCGAAGATCATGACCGCCGCGAAGGAAGCCATCATGGAGCATGGCGGCATCGGCGAAGACCGGGCGAAGAAGATCGTCCTGGCCATCGTCGCAGGCTCCGTCCCGAACGTGGAGGTGCGCTTCTGATGTTCCTTTTCTTCGACACCGAAACCACTGGTCTCCCGAACTCTCGCCTGCCGATCGATCACAAGGACCAACCGCACATTGTGCAGCTTGCGGCCCTTCTCTGCGATGCCGAGCAACGCACACTCGCAAGCTTTTCCTTGATCGTGAATCCCGGCGTTCCGATCCCGAAACAGGCATCTGATGTCCACGGTATCACCGACGAAATGGCCCGCACTTATGGTATCTCGCCCAAGCTAGCCGTCGACCTGTTCAAGCAGCTCTATCAGCGCGCCAACATGCTCGTCGCTCACAACATCAAGTTCGACGTTGCCCTGATCTCCACGGCCATCGCTCGCACCATGGGCGGGGTCCGCAAGCTGGAGAAGCCGCAATACTGCACGATGGAGACGGCAACCCCCATCGTAAACCTGCCGCCGACTGAGCGAATGATTGCGGCGGGCTTCAACAAGCCGAAGCCGCCCCGGCTGGAAGAGTGCATGAAGTACTTCTTCGATGAAGACCTGGAGGGCGCCCACGACGCCATGATCGACGTCGCAGCCTGCCAGGTTCTGTTCTTTCACCTGCGGTCACTCGAAACCAAGAAGGTCGAGGCGTGATGACCGACAAGGATCACGCCCTCCAACGCCTATCGCGGGCGCTGAAGAATTGCGAGGCGTCTGGCGACTTCGATCAGGAGGAGTTAGACCACCTCAACGGGGTCTTCAGCATCATCTCCGAGCGGGTGCCGACCCACTATTTTGACGGGTTCGAGAACTTTCGGCCCGTCCGCCCCCCCCCAACCTCAAAGGAATAGGTGACGCATGAGCGCTGACCTCTACCAAGGTATCGACCTGTTCGCTGATGGCGTCCGCGCTCTCGGGCCGCGGCCAAGAGACGAAGACGACACCACCACCGCCCTCAATCGCCGGACGCGCCACGAAGACTGGCCGCGCTGTATGGCCGCGCTCAAGCGAGGATGCGTCTTCCTTCGCCACGGCAAGATCGACAAGTGGGTCGCCCACGAGGACGATGACACCGCCGGGATGATGGACCGCACCATGGTGACGAACCTTCTCAGGGCGAACATCCTCGAAGCTTGCTGCCCTGCCGGAACGAATGATCGCGTCCAGCTTCACCCCCAATACATCGGAGCGTCCTCATGACCGCCCGCACCGTCACAGACACCGACAAGCATGTGAGCCGCCAGATCCGAGCGGCCCGCAAGTCTCGCAGCCTGACCATGCAGGACATTGCCGACAGGCTCGGCTGCTCCTACCAGCAGGTCCACAAATACGAGCGCGGCGTAAACCGCGTCTCCGCCGGGACTCTCTTCGAGATATCCGAAATCCTCGACGTGCCCGTCGCCAGGTTCTTTCCAGTGAAGGATGGGGAGGTGCTGGCAGGATGACGCCTCAAGCTTTTCCCCTCGCATGGCCATCATTCCGGCCTCGCACGCACTGGAGCGACCGCCGGCGCGGCGACTTCACCTATGCCAAGAAGCGGATCAAAATTCCTGAAGCAGCCGAACGGCTGGAGGTTGAGGTCGAGCGGCTGGGCGGGACGAATCTCGTCATCAGCACGAACATCAAGCCGACGATCACGGGACGGCCTGCCGCCAATCAAGGCGAGCCGGATGATCCGGGTGTCGCGATCTACTTCACCATGGGCGCGGACCCGATCACGCTCGCCTGCGACACCTACGAGAGTGTTGCGCAGAACCTCGCCGGGTTGGCTCAGCATATCGAAGCCACGCGCCGCATCGAGCGCTACGGCGTCCAGAGTGCGAAGGAGACCTTACAGGCGTTCTCCGCTCTGCCGCCGCCAAAGTCGGATCATTGGCGTGATGTTCTGGGCTTCGAGGCTGGCGAGCCCGTCTCCGCAGAGTCGGTCAAGTCGCAGTATCGGGCGCTCGCGCGAAAGGCTCACCCCGACGCGGGGGGCTCAACCGAGAAGATGGAGCGTCTGAACCGCGCCCGTGACGAAGCTCTGAGGGAGTTTTCGTGAGCAGTCGCCAACCTTCCCGCCCCCAGATCGTGTCCGCCGCCTGTAAGGAGATCATCTCCGCAGGCATGCGCCCGGTCATGCGCTGCCGCTCAGACGGTTCGATCGAGGTCGAGGCCCTGCCTATGGACAGCGCGCCCCTTCCTGCGCTTGATGCGGGATCAAGAAAAGCGGGAAATCTGATCGAGGGGGCCTTCGGTGGCAAACAGGCGAACGGATATGGAGCCGATTGAATACACCCGCGTAAAGAACGGAGTGCGCTACTGGGAACCGTCGAAGAAGCTGCGCGCCCTTGGCTTCAAGGCGAAGCACTGGCCGGAATCGGCGGAAGGCCGCGAGAAAGCACGCCAGGAGACCGCCAAGGCAAAGAAGGCTGTGGAGACCCGCGAGGCCCCGCCGACCTATGTGGCAGGCTCTCTCGCGCACTTCTGGCACCATTTCCGCGCGCGGCTATGGGAACGGGTCGAGCACGGCGAAATCAAGCCACGAACCGCCATGGAGTACGACACGGCCTGGCTACGGATCGAGCCCCGCTTCGGCGATACCACCATCACCGATATCGGCCCTGATGATGTGACCGATTTCAAGCGCGAACTCGACCGCGACTTCAGCCCCAGCACCCGCCGCCGGGCCATCGCCAAGCTGCGGGAGATCCTTCAGGATGCGGTGCGCCGGAAGGTCATTCCCGTGGACCCGACAAGCCATATCCGGAACACCGCGCCGAAGGGTCGAAAGGCCTTCTTCTCACCAGATGAGATCGCCGCACAGGTCGAGAGTGCGAAACTTCTCGGCATGGACGGCATGGCGCTGTGTATCAGGCTCATGTATGAGACAGCCCGCTCTCCTGTGGACGCGCGCCTGCTCAACTCTGCTGCGCTGCGCATGTCGCCCGACGGGCCATACATCGACCGCTCACGAGAGAAGACCGGCGTCGACGGCTTCCAGGCGATTAGCCAGAGCCTTTACGATGACATCCTCGCCTATATCGATGGGCTGGGTGTAAGCCTGCATCCGGACGCCCCCATCTTCCGCCGGCATGCTTCGAAGAACGCCCGCCGCCGCAAGGCCGAGCCATGGAAGTCTCCGACCGATTTCTCAACCGACTTCGCGGAGGTGCGCAAACATGCGCTCGGACCCGAGGATACCCGGAAAGCAATGGACATCCGCAGGACGGCCAACCTCGAGGCCGCTCTCGGCGGCGCCAGCCCGGAAGACCGCGCCGCGCTCCTGGCCAACAGTCTCGACCGCAACCAGACCCTCGACGCGATCTATACCCCGCCGACGCTTGAAGCAGCCCGCAGAGCGAACCGCGCACGCGCGACTGGTCGAAGCCTGATAGCGTCATCGCTCAGTCGAAATGCTGTTGTTTAGCTTTTCACTCTGGTGAGCTGGCGATTGTTGGCTCAACAAGGGCGAATAGCAAAGAATGAGCTATTATCCAGAGCGATCCGAGCGAGACTATTTCCACGACGAAGAACGCAAACAGGTAAATGCCCTTCTCCTCTTGGGCAGCTCGCTGTTCATAGATATCCGTCTGAGGAAGGTACGTTGCCAAAGACATGAAGCCCCAGACCGACGTAAAGACTAAAGCAAATATTGGCGACGGCAGGCCAAGCCATTGGTGTGCTACCTCGGAGCCGGTTCCACTCTCGATCAATGGGAAAGAGGCGAGGTGTATCGACGCCAGATACATTCCGGTCACAGCTGCAACAAATCCGAAGACTGGCAAGATGCACACGCCAGCAAAAGCGCTGCTCTTGTACACGTTGCTGCCCCACCACCCCAGCAGGAAGCAAACCGCCACGTACAAGAGCACCCACGTCACAATGCCGGACTTGCCTCTGGCAGTAGGCTCAATCGACCCAGTGTCAGAACCCATCACATTCAGAATTTCTGGGTTGTGCGTAAATAGCGCCAACACCGCCGCGATCGCTCCCAGCGTAGTGACCGGATTCTGAGTGAACTCTCTCTTCGCGGATTCCCAGATTTTTTTCATTGCGCGCGGCTGTTGACTTGACTGATCCTGACTGAAGTCAAGGTAGAACGATTCGGGACGAGATGTCCCCAAACAGAGGCGGAGGGGAGATATAACCAGAACGGTTTGACGGAAAGCATCCGTCACAAAGCGGTTTGGCGACGGAAAGTGGCACGCGAGAAACAAGCCAAATCGCCCGCCAGCACTACACATCCGGCATGTGAGTTGTTTGCCAATTGTAAAGGTTTTCGTAAC